CAACATCTCCGGCATATCAAAGTTTTTCAAAATACTAAGGTGGTGGGTCTATAAAATAATTTAACAAACCAATATAAAAATATATTTATAATTTCATTTATAAATATGTTACTGCAAATTTGTTCGTCTGCGTTTTTATTTCATTTAATAATGAAACAATATTACCCAAGAGAATATACATCAATTTTAATATTTTTAACTGAACATTGTATATTTGCTTATAGTTATATTGAATTAAACACAAAAAAAATATATAAACAAATAAAAAACCATCCATCCGTGAGTTCATTTACAAAACAACTAAAATCATCAAATAATATACAAGTTATTTTGAATAGTAATTCGGTAAATTATTTAAATAAAGAGAGTATATATTCAAACGTACCATTTGAAAATACATTTATTATATATTCCGACTCACAACCTATGTCGTGTAGAACAAATAAAATTATTATTCATAAATTTTCAAAAAACACTCCAAAAGATGTATTTAACTACAAGTTGTGCAACTATATGTTTATTTCAACTATACTGTATTTAGAAGTAAAGTCGTTAATAGTCAATTACGACCTAAGGTTATTTTGCGATGGAAATAACTATTTTGTGGCAAATAATAAAATAGATAAATACGTGATTTGTTATATGTTGAACCAACAGAAAAACGTAACTTTTAGTCCCGAAACTTGTAAATACAAGTTAAGTATAATAGACCAAAATGCAAATATGATAGATTTAAGCGAAAAGGATGTCTTATATTTAAATGAAGATAATTACGAAATAGTACAAGTAATAAGTGAAAACATAGAATATAGTGATAAAGAAAATGAAGAAAATGAAAGTACTGGAAGTAGTGTAGGTAGTAAAGAATATGAAATAATTGAAAATGATAATAATTAATTAAAAACAATATAAAAAAATTGAATAATATATTATTATATGGTGACTTCCCAAACCACGATGGCAACAAACACAGAGGAAATGGAATATCATCAATTAAGTGATAAATGGACTTTATGGGCCCATTTACCACACGACACAGATTGGAGTATAAATAGTTATAAAGTTATTTATAATATGAACACTGTAGAAGGAACAATTGCAATTATAGAAACCTTACCAGAAGTTTTGGTAAAAAACTGTATGTTATTTATAATGAGAGAAGGAATCAAACCAATATGGGAAGACCCCAGAAATAGAAATGGTGGTTGTTTTTCTTATAAAATATCCAATAAAAATGTATTTGATGTATGGCGTAAATTAACATACGTGTTAGTTGGCGAAACAATAAGTAGTCAATCATCGTTTGTTGCCAACGTAACGGGAATTACTATATCACCAAAAAAGAATTTTTGTATAATAAAAATATGGATGTCATCTTGTGCAAATCAAAATCCGTGTATAATCACAAATGAAATAAAAAATTTAACCCACGACGGATGTTTATTTAAGAAACACGTGCCAGAGTATTAATATATTTATTTTTCGGTAAAACAAATATATTATAAGTTAAAAATATTAAAAACTTATGTGATTAATAAACATATAATGGAACTGGTTATAACCGAAAAACAAGAGAAACAGACAATATGTTTGAATATGATAGTAAAAAACGAATCCCGTATCATAGCAGACACATTAAGAAAGTTGTGTGATAAAATTAAATTTGATTTTTGGGTTATTTGTGATACTGGTTCAACGGATAATACCATTGAAGTTATAAAGGACTTTTTCAAAAAAGAAAACATAGACGGTGAAATTTTTTGCCACGAATGGAAAGACTTTGGACATAATAGAAGTCTTGCTTTAGCAGCAGCATATCAAAAAACAGACTATGTTTTAATATTTGATGCAGATGATGAAATTGTTGGTGATTTCAAGTTACCAGACAAATTAATATATGATGACTATCAGTTTCAATTTGGAAACTGCATTGATAACAACTGTTATGTACGTTCATTATTAGTGAATAATAGAAAAAAATGGATATATGTAGGAGTTTTACACGAAGTAATTGTGCCTTACCAACATCAACCTACCAATTATGTTATCAACGGAAATTATTATACTGTATCCGGAAGGTCGGGTGACAGAAACACAAATAATCCAGATAAATATTTGAAAGACGCAAAAATTTTAGAAAAAGCATATTATGAAGCAGTTGAAAAGAAAGATGATATTTTCAATCGGTATGCGTTTTACTGTGCAAATAGTTATAAAGACCACGGAGACCACGAAAACGCTATTATTTGGTATACTAAAACATTAACACATAACAACTGGAGCCAAGAAAAATATATTTGTTGTTTAAGGTTACATGACTGTTATAAAGCGTTGAATAAACCGGAAATGGCATACTATTATTGTGTAAAGTCATTTAATTATGATAGTGAAAGAGGAGAAGGTTTATACCAGTTAGTTCAACATTACTGTTGTGAAGGTAATAATGAAATTGCCTATGCCTATTATACTTTAATGAAAGACTACCTAGAAAATAGATACTTAAATACACAACAAGGAAGTAAGTTATTTATAGATAACAATGTACTAAACTTTTTTTTACCTTATTACATGATTATTGTTTCTGAAAAAACTAGAAATTTCCAAAGTGGTATTAAAATGTTTTCAATTATATTTAATAAAAAAGCAAAAGGAATTGCTAATTTTTATTTAGGTTGTATGTTGTACAACTTGCAATTTTTCATTGATAAATTGATACAAGAAGAAAAAGAAAGTTTTTTTAAATCATTTCAAGAATACGTTAACTTTCTAGAAGAAATACATTATCCCTTACACGAATGCGAAATAATGACAAAATATGAAGTATATGGTATTAAAACAAAAAATACTATTCAAAATCAACATTTTTCAGTAGATGAATGTAAAAAAAGCAATAAAGTTCTTTTTTATACTGGTTGGGCCGGTGAAAAATGGAACTTAACGTATAGTTTGACAAATGCATTAGGTGGTTCAGAAACAGCAGTTGCATATTTATCTAGTAATTTTCCAAAAAATTATGAAATATATGTTGCTGGAGATGTCCAAGAAGAAACAGTTGATAACATACATTATATACATAACTTCAACTTGCCTAACTTTTTAAAAACAAATGCAGTTCATACAATAATAATATCAAGGTATATTGGATTTTTAGAATTGTTTTCATTTTTCTCAACATATCAACTGTATTTATGGGCACACGATACTATATTCCACGCATTTGGTTCAAGTAACCTAAATGACCAACAAATATTAAATAAATGGAATTTCAAAATTACAAATGTCGTTTGTCTAACTGAATGGCATAAGGAACATTTTTCAGAAAGATACCCAATCATTAAAAATAAAATTGTTACAATAAATAATGGACTACGGAATGAACTATTTACCTATCCGTTAAATGAAAAAATACATAAGAGTTTTGTATATTCTTCATGCAGTGAAAGAGGTCTAGGAAGGTTACTTGCATTGTGGCCAAAAATTATTGAAAAATGGCCCGAGGCTACTTTAAAAATATCGTCATACAATAACTTTCCAAAAGATGAAAGTGAGATAAAAATGTCAGAAATCATTAAAGAATATCCAAGCATTGAACATATGGGTAAGTTAGGTCGTTCAGATTTGTATAAACTAATGGCTACAAGTGAATACTGGTTATATCCTAGTTACTGGCCAGAAACATCTTGTATTACTGCATTAGAAATGTTAAGAACAGAAGTTATTTGTGTATATTACCCAGTTGCTGGATTGACAAATACAATGCAAGACTATGGAATACCAATAAAAGAAAATGAAGAACTTGATGTTTTGTTTAGTATTACTGAAGAACAAAAAGATATACTAAGATTCACTGGAAGAAAGTATGCGGAATCTTGTTCTTGGAAAAATCGTGCTAATGTATGGACAGATATGATGTTTGGAAATGAAATAAATGATAAAATTAAAATCATAAATTTAGAAAGAAGACCAGACCGTAAAGAAAAAATGATTGAACAGTTAAAAGAAAAAAATGTTACAAATTATGAATTTGTAAGAGCAGTTGATGGAAAAGAACTCAAGCCAACTGACGAAATTAAAGAACTATTTGATGGAAACTGCTTTTTTTATAGAAGATCAGTTATTGGTTGTGCATTGAGTCACGTTAATTTATGGAAACAACTTATCGCCGATGAAACATCTGACTACTATATTATAATAGAAGATGACGTTACTCTTGCAGATAATTTTTCAGATAAATTAAATATTGCGTTGAGAAAGTTCAAAGAAAAAGAAGCCGACTTTTTATATTTAGGTGCATTTTCAATAAAAGAACAAAATAACTATATAAATAAACTAGACATTATTAAACGAACTGGAGAAAAATGTGAATGTACGTGGGGGTATGTTATAAGTAAGAGTGGATGTAAAAAAATGTTAAACTACTTCAAGTACAATGCAATCCGTCAAGCAATCGATTATTCTGCATACTATACAAATAATATTGAAAATTTATACTATTTGAATGAATCTATTGTTAGTGCACAGTCATTTCATTATGAAGGTAATGTAGACAGTGACATTCAAAATAATATGGATTTTTTGAATTTTTTTTAAATTATTGGTCGTAATTTGATTTGTTTATTGTAATACAAAATGAATAATATTACAATAAATCTTTAAATTAAGGTGCTGGAAACGGACGCTGGTATTTTTCAACAGCAAGTGGTTCTGGAATAATTACTTTTGATTTCTCAAAAAAATTTGCAGTTTCTAAATAGTTTAACTCTGGAACTAAGCAAGGTTGAGGTTGAACCAAGTTAGTTGAGTTAATACCAAATAAAAAAGACTCAATTTGAACTGCATTTTCCGATAGTTTGTTCCAAGGAACTTGTCCGGGATTTACGCCATTACCGGGTAGTTTTGTATCATAAGCTGCTCCATATTGTGAATTAGGGTATAACTCATATCTTTCCATATCTTGATATTGTCTCTGTTGCAAGTTATAATTTCCAATTGTGTTTTTATTTCTAGTTGATGCCATTCTTATTATAATATATAATAATATTATATTTTCAAAAGGTTTAATTTATTAACTTGACTAATAAATTCATATTTTCCTCTTCAATGTCGCCTTTTTCCATAATATCACATATACATAAGTTCATTACAAAAAAAGTATCATAAGAAAATAATAACATCATTCCAAGTTCAAGTTCTTCAGTTACGAAACGAAGTGCCATTTTTTTCATACATTCTACCATTTTTTCATTATTTTTTAATACTTCAAAAAGATTTATCATTTCTTCATGTATTTTGTCATCATCATATTCAGTCAAATTGAATACTTGTAACATGTCAGACTTATATATCAAGTCAGCAGTGTCTTCAGATTGTTCAACTTCCTCTGTAATAGTGTCAATATTTAGAATAAAGTTCTTAAATCTTGAATCATAGTACTGATAAGTACAAATATGTTTTGAATTATATACCATTATACAGTTATATACAGTGAAATATAAAAATCATTTTAAATATATTTTTTTCTATTACTATTTTATAATGAGTGACTTAACTGATCGTTTTTTTAGTCCTTTAGGCAAAGAATGGTGTATGTATTATTTTGCCATTCTAGTATTTGTATTTATTTTCTTTGTCTTGTCAATAGTCTCTGCTGTAATTGGTCTATTTAATATCAAAAAATTTAGTTTCAATGAAATTTACTTGCTATGTGTTCCAGTAGTAATGAATTTAGTTCTTTACTTACAGTCACGTATTATTTACAGTATTTGCGTGTCTTCATTGAAATAAAATTATTATACTAACAACGTAAAATTATTAGATTTTTTTACTTTGTTGTTTTTTATAACTTCGGTTCTACAGTTTGGACATTGTTGTTTATTATATTTCAATATCCAGTTTTCAATACACGATGGATGAAAACTATGTCCACATTCTAATTTAGATACTTCATCTCCTTCATTCATATCATCCAAACACATTGAACACGTATTCATTTCACAACAAACAATCGGTTTAAGTAATTTACATACTAGTATTTTATTTTTCTTTTCTTCTTTTTTTATTTCACACTTTGGGCAACCATCATCTAAACAACTATAAATATCCAACCATTGACCACATTTATTTTTGGTGCATTGTTTTATCTCCAACCACCTTATAATTTTCAATTGTTTTCCTAAAAATTTATCAATATGCACCCTTGAATTCATAAAATAGTAGCGCATTTTTCTATAGAACTCACGGGATACACATTCATCCGCATATTTTTTAAAATTTTTGCTATAATACAACTCATCTACTTCCAACGTATTATTTACAAACTTATTCATAAGTTTCTTAACTACATTACCAACATCTACACTTGAAAGTTCCAACTTTTGCATTATTGACAGTTTCAATATATTTCATTATTAATTACATAACTAATAATGAATAACTTTTCAATTTTATTTTAAATCATTGTAACTTACATAGTTTTTCTTGAACCATCAGAAGAATAATATTGACGATCACGTGTTAACTCACGAGATGGAATACCACCACGAATCCAACCTTCAGATGCAACACTTTCAACACAGTATGCGGGGTTATCAATTTTGTCCTTAACATCTGGTAAAAGAGGAGTTTGACTGTATTTCAAGTAACTCTTTTCTGGTAAATTTGTTACAGAACGTTTATTTGTAATACTTTCTCCTTGTTGAATTTGAGCTTCTAAAATGGGGTCAACTGAACCACGTCCCATAAATGGAACAGTTGCAAAAGGTCGTTGAAACAAGTCAATTCTACATTTGGGATGAGTTTGAATGGTTCCAATCATTAAATTAGAATTTTCATCAATGTTACATCCCCCAGCCCCAACATTGTAACCACCCTTGTAAAAAACACAAGGTTGGGTTGTTGCTAAATCAATTGGTCTTTTCATAGAACAATCATTCGCAAAATAATTTTGTAATAAATAATTACAAGCACTGTTGTTTTGAATACTCTCTTGATCTAAATAACAGCTGTCATTGCCGATTCTTGACATATTTTCAAAAGTATAACTAGAAACATTTGCCATATTTATATATATCATACATTATTTTTTACTAAAGAAAATAATAATTGCCATTTTAATATAAGGTGTATCTAAAGTTGTCTTTAACACAAGCAACATCATCACCACCACGACAAGATGGCATATCACCATACAAGAAATCTGCAAAGGCCCCTTGGTCATTTGGTATTTTTGTATTGGGTGTTGAATAGTATTGCCACATTGATTGATCAAATTCAAACTTTTCGCCTAAATCTCCAAATAGTTGTTTGTTGGTATTTTTAATTTCGGGGTTTAATGATTGAATCATTTTTTTCGTTGAACTGTTTATGTCTTCATATACTTCTGTATTAAAAGATGGAGGCGCTGCTTTTCTTTGAGGATTATCCATAATGTCAGTTAATAGTACATTTCCAAGAGGATTCTTTTTATTCGTTGGTTCAAAATCCGATTTTAAATATGCTTCTAATGTTTCCGGATTCGTTATTTTAACTTCTGATGGCTGTTGTAAATAACCTTTTTTACTAATATTTTCAAACCCTTCTTTATCATCCTTATTCAATAACTCCTTCACAATTTTTTGTTTTCTCATTTTATAAACAAAGTAAATAATTGCTAGTGTTATTATTCCTATAACTAAAAATCTTATTGATTTTGTTATAATAAATCCTAAAATAGAGAGAACTACAATTAATCTACTGATTGCATTTAATTTCTCATCAAAGCTCATTGTCTGTAATGGCCACATTTGCAAAATATAATCTTTATTAAACAATACGGTTGGATCATTCGCCCAAAATGGAATATATGATGTCATTATATATATAGGATTACTTAATTTTTATAATTATATTTATTATAAAAATTATTTAGATTTTTTAATCACTTGCTCTTAAATAAAATTTTTTACAAAAAACTCCAAATCAGAATGGTGATATAATTTACACTACTTTATTTGTTACCCTTCTTCTTTTTTCCTACCTTTGGTTTCGTGTCTTTAGGTGTTTTTTCTCCTTTTTCAACAGAATCTAAAAAATCCTTTAATTCTTGTTCAGTATATTTTTTTGTAGGTGCTGTCTCTGGTTGAACTGTCGCCTTTTGTTGTTGGTTTTTTTCGGCTTTTCTTCTAATTCTTTCTTTCATTTGTTCCATTTTACTATATTTATCCATTTGCATTTTCATCGCATTTGTATCCACTCTGACATTTTTACCCATACCACCCATACCTCCCATACCCATCTTGCCCAACATTGACTGAATATCTCCCATTCCCGGCATATCTTTCATTTTATTCATTATTTCACTCGCTTCTGCCATCAACTCACTTTGATTTATCTCTCCCGATTTAATTTTTGTATCCAATTTATCACCCACATTTTTAACCAAACTCATTAACTTTCCTGGATTTTTAAATAAATTTTGAAATACACCCTTTACATCTGTCACATTATCCATATCAATATTCAAATTTCCAGCAGTTTCCTCTGCAATTTCGCGAGCCAAGTCACCCAGCTTACCACCCAACATACCGTTAATGTGACTATGAATTTCATCTGCAGATGGCATATTCATTCCTTCAGTGCCTTTTTCACTACTTGAAGTTTTATCATCTCCTTCAGTTGTATCGCTCTTTTCAAACAAGTTTTGCATTTTTTCCAAAGTTTCTTGTAACTTATCTTTGAACTCATCTTCATTGATTGACTCAAATAACTTAGCTGTGTCACCAAATGCAGACTGGTCTTTTACACAACCGATGATGGATAACAAAATCAACTGTAAATACTTCCAAATTGTTTCTTTGGTCTTATCACTAATATCGCAGTTCCATAAGTATTTAAAACTAATACCGGGTAAAAATTCTGTATTCACAGCCGAATCTTCCTTAAAAATTTCTACATTTTGGTACAATATGTCAAAAAATCTTTCTGGAAATACGTGGATACAATGAGTAAATATCGCATCTATCTTTTGTTTTCTGTCAGCAACAATTTCTTCTTCAGTTAAAATATCTTCTTTTGTCTTCCACCATCTATTGATAATTGGTAAATACTCCGGAAAAGTATTAGAAATATCGCTAATAAAATCACCAATCACCTTTTTAAACTCCTCCGGTATTTCAGTAATCACAGTTTTTTCAGACATATTATATCTTTTTATAATAAAAGTATTTATATTTAAATTACAATTAAATATAAATTATTTATTGAAATACCAAAAACTATTATTTATTTTTTTCCAAGACCAATACATCTTTTGATTTTATTTTTGATATTGCATACTGACCACACGGACCACAATGGTCTTCGTTTGATAAGTCTATTTTATTGTTGATTTTTTTGCTACAGTTCTCTATACTCCATCTTCCCATTGGTTTTGGTAACTCTTTACCGAAGAACCTATTTATAACACTCATTATATATTTCATATCTATACCATTATAAAGAGGACTAACTTTAAGTATTTTTTCATTATTTACAAAGAATGATACAAAATAGACAATTTCTTCAAATTTTGAATATACTTCATAGACTTTTGTTGACTTTCTTCTGACATCATTTTCACGGGATTTCTCAACCGATTAATTGCTTCTATTATTTTATCAGAATTTTCTGCATTGGTTAAATCATTTGCATAGTCTTTATCTATAAAAAAACTAATATTACCCAAATCTATCTCTGCTCCATACTTATCTACCACATAACTTTTCCAAATTTTGACTATTAATTTTGGATTTGCTTTTCGTATCAAAACAAATGAGTTTTTAGCTGATACAAGGTCTGTGTTATCTGGAAATACATTTATTATATCACTTACAAATTCCATAAAGTGGTCATTGAATGCATTTAATATTGTTGCGTTTTGTGTTGCCATATTATAGATAAATATATTATCTGTTTAAGTAAATTACTTAAATTATTTTTTATTTATAATAAGCTAACTATTTTCGTTGTCCTCCGTAGTTACTTAATTCTTGTTCTCTCTGTTGTTGCAGTTTTTCAATGGTCAAATCACCAGATAATTTATCTTGTTTGTAGTCAAAATCATCCTTGGGCGTTGTAATTGTATCCGAGTGATTCAATGGCACATAATTATGCATTTGTCTCATTCCACCACTGCCTTTTGTATTCAGTTCCTCTGAATCCATATCCAAAAAACTATAATTATCAGAAACAATTCCAAACCCTCCTCCTCCTAAAGAAAACGCCATTGGTTCCATATTGTTATTCGTTGCTTGTCTTGTGACAACTTCTTGCTTCGGTTTCATATAATTGTAAATATTGTCGCCATATAGTACTTGATAACCTTGATTTAATAACAAAAGCGCTGGAACCTTGGTTACATTTTCTGGCATTAGTATCTTTTGACCATTTTCTAAAACAATATTTACTTTTCCAGACTTGTCCCTCTCTCGCTTATCAATACATATGAAATGTATATCTTTACTTACTTGTGTTTTTGATAAAGACTGTAATAATTTTTTAGAATGTTCGCAAAAATTTGAATAATAAAGTATAGAACTCATATTTTGTTTATATTAAGGTTTTCAAATTATTATTTTAACTCATTTTCCACAAAATATTTATAATGATTTGAAATTTATAAAAAAATTGATTAAATTCTTTTATAAATGTATTAAATATATTGTCATAATATAATAACAAGCAAAATGAATCCACATATTGAAAAATTAGTTGAAGACAACGGTGTTCTTACTTTTACACTAAATGGTGTAAATGTCAGTTTAGCTAATGCTATTCGTAGAACCATTTTATCCGATATTAAAACGGTTGTTTTCAGAACTTCTCCTTATGAAGAAAATAAATCAAATATTTTAGTAAATACCACTCGTTTCAACAACGAAATCATTAAACAACGTCTATCTTGTATTCCTATACATATTGACGACTTAGATATGCCTTTAGAAAATTATATTATGGAAGTCAACGTGGAAAATACAACAGACACTATTATGTATGTAACTACCGAAGATTTTAAAATTAAAAATAAAACAACCGATCAATATTTATCTGAGAAAGATGTACATAACATATTTCCTCCAAATGAACTCACGGGATACTATATTGATTTTGTAAGACTCCGACCAAAAATTTCAGACGAAATACCCGGAGAAAAAATACATTTAACTTGCGAATTTTCAATTGACAGTGCAAAAACTGATGGGTCCTTTAATGTAATTTCTACTTGTTCCTACCAATACACCGTTGATAATGACCAAATGGAAGTTGAACTAGACAAGAAAAAACAACAGTGGAAAGATAAAGGTCTTGGCAAAGACGAAGTCGTATTTGAATCTGAAAACTGGAAATTATTAGAAGGAAAACGTATTGTGAAAAAAGATAGTTTTGATTTCATTATACAAACCATCGGTGTATTTGACAACCGCAGCTTGGTTAAAAAAGCGTGTAACATTTTAATTTCAAAGTTAGAAAAATTAGACACTATCATTGATACTGATGATATTGAAATAAATCCATCAGATAATACTATGAAGAACTCATTTGATATTATCCTTGAAAACGAAGACTATACTATTGGAAAAGTGACTGAGTTTCTATTATATGCAAAATTCTTTGAAGATTTAAAAACTCTATCTTACTGCGGGTTTAAAAAAATGCATCCACACGATACAGATAGTATTATTCGTGTTGCATTCAAAGAAACTACTGAAAAAGCAACAGTAAAACAAAACTTAAAAAGTTGCGTGAATGATGCTGTTACCATTTATAAAAATATTATGAAGAAATTTTAATAAGTTCTAACGGTATAAAAATATGATAATTTTTATCTATTTTTTTATTACTAATTAGTTAAATAATATAAAAAAATAAAACTATATTATACATAACTAACATGCACTATTTATCAGTGTTGGCTATATTCAAAAATGAAACAATGAATTTAAAAGTATGGTTAGACCATTACATATGGCAAGGTGTAGAGCAATTTTATCTAATTGATAATGGAAGCACCGATAATCCTATGGAAATTTTACAAGAATATATTGACAAAGGTTTAGTTACATATGTTTATGGTGATGTAAAACATAGACAACAACAATATTACAAAGATGTATTCAATTTATTTAGACTAAAAGAAAAAACCGTTTGGTTGGCAGTTTGTGACTTAGATGAATTTTTCTTTGGAACCCAAAAACGATTAAGCAAAGTTTTACAAACACACGAAAATTATAATATGGTTCTTTCAAACTGGTTGATGTTTGGAAGTGACGGACTAATTGAACATCCAAAAGATATTAGAACTGCTATTACTCACCGCGATGACTCAATTCACGTAAATACAAAATACATTTTTAAAACCAGTTCCATTCCAAACACTGACCCTATTTGGATACATCGTTTAGAAAATGTAGATGATACTTATACTATTATCGAAAATGAACAAATACAATTAAACCACTACCCAATACAGTCTTTGGAGTTTTTTCAAAAAGTTAAAATGACACGAGGTGCAGCCGATGTTTCTTGGTCTGAAAATATTAGAGACATGAATTATTTTAACCATTATGACCAAAACAAAAATTACGATGATTTATTGCTTAAAAATTTAATTTTGAATCCACCAGAAGACTACTAGTTTGGGATATTTCAGTAAATTTCTAAAATAATATGTTTAGAAATTTAACAATATAATTACATTTCGCTTTAGTAATTCATAAAAATATCTATAATAAATATAGGATAATGTCTTTGAATTTAAATACGAGTGAAATAAAAGAACAAGAACCTACTATAGAAATAAATGATGTTGAAGCAGAAGAAAATCAAAACGAAACTAAAAATGAAGATGAAGACGAACAAGAAGAACAAAACAACTCTAACGGTGAAGAAGAAAAAGACATTTCTATGATTTTACATTTGGGGGACGTTATATCAATTAAAGACACATCAAATGATATTTTGAATAATCACACCTTTATTATTGATTACATTGATGAAAACATGATTAAACTTATTAATACTAAAGAATTCAATAATGTAAAAATTAAAATTAATGAAGATGGAACACTCGGTGACCGAACAATTGAATCTATTTCTCTCATATATCGTAACGATAAACTTGGTTACTCTAGACAACATAGCCTTTTACCCGGAATATGGGTGGATATTTACTTTGAAGGAGACGTTCCCGCTGTTATTACTGGTGAAATCACTAACCTTGAAGAAGATATGATTGAAGTCAAAAGTTTCCCAGAAAAAGAAATGTTGTATATTAACTTTGCTTACAAAGGAATCCCTCTTGACTTACCTATTGAAACTATTAAAATTAGAGAAAAACCAAGCGACACTAGCGAAAAAGATAAATCTTTAGTAGAAGAAGAAAAGGAAGAAATTAGTAAAAATATTCCCGAAATTGACCAAGACTCCATTGATAATGTAGTTGAGTATAGTGTTCCTTATAAAGAAATCAAAGACAACATAAAAGAATTTATATTAAAAGCAAATGAAATACAATTTGGTGAAGAACTTGACTCTATTACGCAATATGTAAATGTTGATGAGTCACAACAACGATATAATATTGATACTCAAACAAACGACCTCTTAGAAGAAATGTTATCGCAAATACCAAATACTCAACGCACCGTCAGTGTATTAAATAACGTTCATACTATGATTGAACGTTTCAAACAACTTCGGGAGGAATTTTCTACTTTTGACGAAAATAAAAACGTAAATGGAACAATTATTAAAAACGCTAATTGGAAACCTCTTGTAAATGATTTATTACATTTTAAAACAATGTTGTACTGGCTTATTCCAGTTGCAAAAAATATTAGAAAGGTCTATGACGCAAACTCCAATGATGAAAATGAACTCGGCGACGTTAGCACTCATTTTACGTTAAACAGTATTGGTGAAATTGACAATCTATTAAAAGCATATAAGTCCAATGACCTTCCAGATGCAGAAAATAAATACGTTACTTTATATAGCGATTTAAATCCTTACTTCACACCTTTTCAAGATACTGATGCAGAATTCAACCGTGATATTATTACAGATAGTTATGTTTTAGATAATTTCAATGTAGTCATTGATAACTTGGGCAACTTGTATTCTTCCGTAGTTGAAAAAAATATTATCAAAAGCAAACGATTTGTCATTGAAAAATATAACTTGGGACTCACTCGTCTAAATGCAATTCAACTAACCGGTAGTAAGTTTGTACCTCAAGTGGTCAAGTTAACTCAACCAGATACAATTTCTTTAAAATCAATTGTTACACTACCAGAACCAGCGGTTCGTTTCTCTCACATCACTTTACCCGGAACAAGTATTTACACCAAGGCAAATTTAAATAATACATTTTTAAACTACTGGCAACTATTGAAAAAAAATACTATTGTAAATAATGTTCCAGTTGATGTGAATGAAAATGTAGAAGTTGACAAAGACTCTAGTTTGAAAAATGACGACGCATTTTTAACAGATATCAAAAATTTTATTCTATACAAAAATGATAAACTTAACGAAACAAATGAAGAGTCTTTAAAAGAAACAACTTACTCTGCATTTCTAAATAAAGTAGTCCCCAAAACAAGAGTTTTATTTAATTTGATGAAAAAAAATATTAACGGTAAGTTATCTCTCAAAGAAGTCGTGGAAACACTAGAACCTTTCTTGATTTATAATTCAGATTTAACTTATATGCAATATAAAGAAATCAATTCATTCATATTCCAAAAAATTTCCGAATACAATAAAAAATTCATTGAAAGAAGCAAAATTTTCTCCAATATCAAAAGAACTGGTTCAAATATTTCCAACGCTCCTAGCTTTGAGTCATTAGAAATTCTATTAAATGAAAGTGAAAACAAAAAACAAATTATAGATGATTATCACGACAGTAATGTTGAAGTCAAAATTACCGACTCTGAATTTTTTACTAGAATGATTCTCAAAGATTTTGGTAATATATTCAATTATGGAGTGTCTCTTCAAAATTCATTTTTAATGATACCTCAAAGTATTCATCAAATCATTGAAGACCGAGAGAATAAAATTGAGAATCAAATTAAAACTGTTAAAGAAGAAGATAAATGTACAAGTATTATTATTGCAAAACAATATAACATTCTAAAAGACTTACAAGATGATAATGATAAAACCATCTATTTTGATAATAAATACGACTCCACAAATTACAGCATCATTGATGACTATTTGAATCAACAGTCAAATATGCCTCCCGAAGAATTTATTGAATTTTTAACAAAAAAAATACAAGAAAAAATGAAACTGGTAGAGTTGGATGCAAAGTACTTGACCGAAACTTTGATAAATGGTATGAAAAAAGTAGTGAATGGAGACTATGCTGTTCTCTATGATGACGAAAATGAAAAAAAATTAACGTATTATAGAAGAGACCATAATAAATGGGTTCTTGATGCAAATGCGGATGAAAAGATGATTGGCATTACTCCAGATATGTTGTGTAATTTCCAACAAAAATGTATTGATGTACAAGAAAAATACGACGCAAAGTGTGAATCATACGACGTAAATAAAAAAACAATGACCAGAGACGCATACAGTGAAATATTAGATGAATTTGATATGAAATATCAGTTATCCAAAGAACAGTTAGAGTCTTTTATAAAGTCAAAGTTTGAATACTACTCTGGGATATTGGATAGTTTAACCAACATTCAACGTAATAAAACATTCAAGTATAACAATCAACAATTTAAAATTGGTGCAAAAACTGAAAATGATGAAGAAAATGACATTGTAATTTCTCCTTACGAAAAACTACGTAATATTATTTTGGGACAATCTGATTTCGTGAAAAAACAAAATGATATTCTTCGTTTTGCGTTGAAATTTACACGAACATCTACAAGTGAAGATGAAGATGCTAACTGGTTATACTGCATTAAAACCAACGCAAAATTATTGCCTAGTTTTTTCTATACTTTAGCAGCGTGTTTCGTGGAAGACCCCGGAGACTACAGAAATAAAATGGAACAAGTCATCAAAGAAATTGGTGTCTTGAGTGACGACGGAGACTCTTGGGTTGATAAACATAGTGGATATATCATTCGTAAAATTGATTTTGATGTAGATGAAGGTTACGAAGATGGATTTCGTATTACTTCCAGAGAAATTATGGAAAAAGATGCGGGTGAATTATTAAGTGACTCTTTAAAAGATTCCAAAACGGATAAAAAAACGAAAAAATATAAAAATGCAGAAACAATTATAATGGTTAATGTTCTTCACGCATTTTCTGAATTTATGGGAATTGACTTGGAAAATCAACAAGATTTTATTCTAAAAATTGCGAATGAAGCACTCCCATTTGCAATACCATTGACCGAAGAACAATATAAGAAAAAAATACAAGAAGACGCAAAAAAGGGTAAATCAACAATACCTTATAAAACTTTTTACAACTATAATCTGTTGTTTTTATCTATGGCTGCAATACTCATTGGAATACAAACTACTATTCCAAGCATCAAAACAAGAAGAACGTATCCGGGGTGTGTTCGTTCATTTTCTGGGTATCCAGTAGACGGTGATGGTGACTATGGAGGATTGAAATATATGGGTTGTATTGCTCACAAAATACCCAAAGCCAAATCGGTTGAGCCTTGGAATGTCTTGTCAAAGTCTAATGATGAAAACAAAATTGCAGATAAAATTAAAGATTTCATTGACAAGTACTACTTGAGAAATCCAGAAGTAGAGAGAAAAATAAAGGAGAAAAATGAATATTTATTATTGAGTCCCAACGAAATTATACCAGTAGAACACGAGTTGAACAAATGGAGAAATTTCTTACCACCACTGGTTCCAATAAAAATGAAAGGGGTTGATAACATTTCAGAACACTTTAAAAAAGATTTAATGCGTGATTTCAAGGCAGCGTCCTCTACACAAAGAGAGAAAATACTCGTCATTCAATCAAAAATAATAATGTTTTCTCTCGGAATACAAGAAAAAATCCAAAAAATTATTGAAAGTAAAAGACCTCTTTTAAAAAATTCGGCAAATGAACCTTTTGTTGAAAACGCTTGTTGTAACGACCGAGGCGAATTTATCACGATTGACTATTTTTTCAGAGAAGATGGTGAAATTGGTTTGTACAACAGTAATGTTGGTGACTTGTCCAACATATTATATGATATTCAAGCAATAAGTAAAGCCCCTTATTTGTTTTGTAGAGAGAACTCCAAAAACATTTATCCAACATTATCAGATAAATTCAACGAAGAAACCATTTACAAAGCATTTATTGTTTTTTGTAAATTCAATTCTCTCGCACCTACCAATGAAAATTTACTTGCGTTGTGTGGTGAAAAACCACATATTTCTCTCACTGACTCAATAAAAGAACAAATTAGGAAATTGAAAACTGACGGTCATCATTATACTAATGAACAATTCTTGCGTTTATTACAAATTGTAAATCGTAATAATATTGTTGATTTTTCCACGGTTGAATTGATTGTGACTCGTATTACAAAAATGAGAGACGTAATTGAAAGTATTTCAAAAAATAATGTCGGCGATGTTGCACTCGTGCCTTTGGATTTAAGAAGTCATTTTGACGGGTTACTTGATACATACGACATCGCGATTGAAGAAGACACCGATGAAATGTACAAATTTAAAAATTATTTGAGTACCTCAAATACAACACTTAAAACAAACTTGTTTGAATATTTAAGAACATATAGTGGTTTATCTCAGACAAAATTGAAACAAATGAGAGAAAATATTGATGGTATTATGAATTGGAAGAAAAATAAAGTGAATAAAGAAAATATTTACGATGAAACTACCTATAATGCAGTTCACTTTGTAAAAGAATACATTACTAATTTTTCCAAAACATTTCCAAGTATTATTCTCAATAGTGTAGATTATGAAGACACCGCATCTGTTCAAATACCGAAATACTGGGGACTCGCAAAAAGTCATTCAAATAAAATACGAAAAATTATAACTGACTATTATTCCAAGTTCAAAAAATTTTATGATGTTAAAAGTATCACCAATATATTAAATTCGGTTATGATAAACACCAACAACTTTATAACATTAGTGAATGAAACTCCTTACTTGAATGAAATTAAATACAAAGATACGAAGAAACGTTCTATTTTTGACGAGAGAACGACTCGGTTACTATTTGAAAATTATTTTTTACGTGCGATTACCACTTATATTCGTTACACCGAAGATGAAAGTATGATTATCAGTCGTTTTGATAATGTTGTTGAAAGTGCTGATTCTGAACTACCAACATCTAGTTTGTTACTTGGTGATAAAAAAGAACTCAAAACAAATATCGCCAAACTATTAGTTGATTATTTGAATGTGTTGTTTGACCATAAAGATATGATTAATATGAGTTACGATGAAGTGATGGATGTCATATTCAAGTTGAAAGAATCGGAAAAAGATACTTTTACTGATAGATTACAACAAATGACAGATGAAGAACGTGATGCAGATACCATATTGAAAATAAACAAGTTGGGTGTTTGGAGTAAAGGGTTACAAAAAGGTTTGACTACCTATACCAAAGAAACATACGAAGCCGAACTTGAACTTACCGAAAAAATGAACGAAGTTGAAAAACAAGTAAGAAAGAAATTCAAAGATGTTGCAAACGACCAAAATATGGATATATTGATGGAAGACTACTTGGACGAAATGGAAGTAGAACAAGGTGTGGAAGAAGATGAATATAATATGGGTCGTATGACAGAAGACTATATGGACGGATTCAACGACGGAGATGAAGACCAAGATGTCGGTTATGATGATTAATGTGGTGTTTTACAAGAACACGTAAAATAGATATTACATATTTGATATAATATCTATTGATTTAGTATCATTTTTTATTTTTTTTACTTTTTTTACTTTTTTTACTTCTTTTACCCTTTTTAGTTCGTTTACTTTTTTTGGTTTTTCTTGATTTTTTACCACCTTTTAAGCTATAATTTTCTACTTCGTTAGTTAAATATGGTATATTACCTACACCTTCGTCTGCGAGATATTTCCGGAGTCTATATTCTTCTATATCACTATTTCGAACTTTATCTTTTAAATTTTGTGGTAGTACATAATAAAACCTATGTACGTTTACTGAAAATATATTTTCTTCTACACTTCCCAAAGCACTTGGTAAATAAGGACCCTCGGTACTGCGGGGTGGGTTCATCAAATTTCTAAACATTGCAAATGGCGTTCCATGATCATATAATATTGTCACAAAAGTACCTTTCTTTTTTTGCCCAAGTGGAATATCGGTGGTAGTATGGGTAAGAAATGGACTAGGGGTTGATCCAAGAACGCGTTCTATATAATATTCCATACCAGCTTCTAAATTTTGCCAAGGAACTTCTTCCATTAATACATATATATATATTATTTTTCCTTGTCAATAAGTATTTCTTTTGCCACATTTCTATTGATTTAGTATCGTTTTTTACTTTTTTTACTTTTTTTACTTCTTTTACCCTTTTTAGTTCGTTTACTTTTTTTGGTTTTTCTTGATTTTTTACCACCTTTTTTTTCACTTTTTAAGCCATATTCTTCTACTTTGGCAGTTAAATCTGGTATATTATCTACAACTTCGGCTGCGAGATATTTTCGGAGTCTATTTTCTTCTATATCGCTATCTTGAACTTTATCCTTTAAATTTTGTGGTAGTACATTATAAAACCTATATAAGTTTGTTGAATATATATTTTCTCCTAGAGGTCCCAAAGCACTTGGTAAGTAAGGACCTTCGATACCGCGGGGTGGTTCCATCAAATTTCTAAATATTGTAAATGGCGTCCCCCGGTCATATAATATTTCCACAAAAATACCTTTCTTTTTTCTCCCCATTGGAGTTCCATAGTCATCTACTCTTGGCGGAAGAATATTTTCTATATAATATTCTTTACCAGCTTCTAAATTTTGCCAAGGAACTTCTTCCATTAATATATATATATATACTATTTTTCCTTATCAATAAGTATTTCTTTTGCAACATTTCTTATTATTTTATCATAGTTTCTCTCGTTATCTTCGTCTTTCATTTCTCCCATTGAGTTATCCAAAATCTTCATATATTCTTCGTGTTTTTTTGTGGTAATATCGTCTGCTTTTGGATTTGCTTTTAACCAGTCCGGGACTAATTTAATATTCTTATGCTCTATTAATTTAATTGCGCGTTTCATATGTTTTTTATCTTCATCTTTTACCCAAGCATCATTGTATTTCACGTGAATTACCTCGCGTTTTAAATCGCTGCAGTGAATAGGTCTTTTATACACATCAATTCCTTTTAATTCACGTATTAGAATATTGTTGATGCTACCAACGTAACCCATTCTTCCGAAATTTTCAAAGTCTTTAAACCCAACGTTGATGCCATTGATAAAATCGGTAATGTTGAATGCATCCTTGCATTTTTCATTCAAGAAAATATTCAAATTAAACTTGTTATTATTCGTAGTATTGTTATTATTTGTCGTATTATTATTATTAGTAATTGATTTTGTTTCCTTCGCAAGTTCTACAATTTGTTTCTGTAAATCTTGGTTAATTTCTATCATTTTTATAAACATAGTTTTCAATTCTTTTAACTCCTCTTCTGTTTTTTGTTGTTTTTCTTCGTAACTTTCTTCCTTTTCTTCTGTGGTTAAAACAATAACTTCTTCGGAGTTTTTATTTTTTTCTTCGGAAATTTTACATTTTTTTTCGTGGTACCACAAGCTGTTGCGCACTTTGTATTCTTTATTACAATATTTACAGCAAAATACGTTTGAAGGATTTTTTTGGGATAAATCGTTCAAAATCGTTCTATTTATATGTTTTGATGTGCTTATATGTTTGTTAAAATCTTTTTTACTACTAGTAATATAGTTACACTTTTCACAAACATAATTTAGTGGGATAAATTGCGGATTTTCCATTCTAAATGTTCTATATATTAATAGAACAAAAAAATCCCTAAATACTTTTTTTTAGAAATCATATTTTATGCTCACAAAATTATGCTCTCGCGTAAAATACGAAAAACTGGTTTTGAGAGCTTTATGCTGTAAAACACGTTTTGAAAACAAGTTGTCGCCAAAATATATGGGGTTTTGAAAATTGGACATTTATTTTTGTCCATTTTTTCAAACCCCTGGCACTTTTGTGCAAAAAATTTTGCCATTTTCTTCCTTCGGAAAAATTCTTAAAAATAAACACTTTTTGATTAAAAATAGCAAAAATGTTAAAATAAAGAAAAACACCGAAGGAAAAACAACGAATATTTAAAATTATAATATTTTGTTATATATAATAAATAATGATAGGAATAGATGAATGTATAGAACCAAATTCGTATGTTTTAACCATATCTATTGATACACACGCAGCAGTGATAAATGTAAATTTAAACGATAAAGAAAATGAAATATTTAAAAATGTAAGATACTACAGTCAAGTTGGAGACTATTACTATTCTATTTCAAATGTAAATAATGATGTTTATAACTACCGAAATTTAAAAAATATTTTTAGAAAAACATTATACGAACCAACTTATATTGAAATGGAAAATCTTGGAAAAACATTGAAACCTATCTATAAACAAATGTTAGAAGGATATAAAGTATATGATGACAGAAGATATGAAAAGTCTTGTAAAATACACAATATGGTGGTATATGACAAGATTTTATCAAAATTTGAACGTTTAAATGACCGTTATAATCAGTTATATTGTTACTTTAACCCAAGCGATGCATATATTGGTATAAAGTTAATCTCATTACACAAAAATATGAGTAACGCAACAGATGGTATTAAATATGAATTAGTAACACCAGATGATATTGACTTGTCTACATTATCTGGGTTAATTAAGTTATCAATGTTGATTAATGGCAAAGATGTTGTGTCTCAAGTCATCCAAGAAGCGTTGCGAGAACCTCAAATACAAGACAACGAAGTTATTATTTTGAATGGTGATAGTATTGATGTAATTAGAATGAGTTTTTTTGTGAGTTTAATAAAATTAATTTTTAACAATAACTGCAGTATTAATTTAATAGACTTTTCTTGTTCTCATATTTATTCAAGAGTCAGTGTAGCAAAAGAAGATAAAGATAGAGCAATGGAATATGCGAACGTAGACATTGAAGCCCCCGCAAGTACTGTAGGTAAATTTGGAGGTAAAAAATATAAAAAACAAAAAAAAATAAAACGAACAAAAAATGTTAAAAAGTCAAAAAAAACTAAAAAACGCGGCAATAGAACAAGAAAAAATAAATTATAAAGTGGTATTATCTTTGTAGTTTGGAGTTGTTTGTTGCTTCGTTAATTCTTTGTTTGAATAAAACAATATAAACGCTAAGAAAATACCGAAGAAATTTTTAGCAAACAAGTCCAGTATATTATACATTATATTTTTAATCGTATACGGGAGTATAGATGCCACACCATACAACGACCATATACCGCAAAAATACCAAAATGTTTTGATACCATCTTGTGAAAACACCGCATAGTTTTTGTAAATAATATAAAACATTAAAATAAAAGGAATAAATCCTAAAAATGCAGCCAAGTATTTTGACATTTTCTTAATTTCTCCCAAATAACCAAACATTAACATTGCTGCATTTAATATGACAATCGGAACTAATATTTTCAGATTTTCTTGAATGAGTTCATACATATTATCTTTTATTTCTTTGTTTTCTTCTTTATACTTCAAGTACATCAAGTAAAATGAGTAAGTGAATAACATTGTTGGAGTGGTAATAAACCAGTCGTAGTATCTAAAATGTGTAATATCAGCAATTTTGGAAAAATTATATACCATCCAAACATAAAATGAACCTTCTATAATTTGAACAATAAATTCTAATAACAACAAGTTTTTCAATAACAAAAATGATGAAGGAACTTTCAATCCCAAAACATAATAATCAAAAACACCAGTTATGATTTGAATAATTAATGATAACACACCAGTAATGTAAATAAAATCTTTCATTATTATATATTGAATATATAATAATTTTATAAAACATATAAAAACATATAACTATGTTATTATATAAAAATGCAAAACGACCAGTCACCACCAAAATTTGTTAGACCTTGGGGATGGTATCAAAATATTTACGAAGACGAACACTCCGGATACAAAGTAAAAATTATTCATGTTGATGTTGGACAAAGGTTATCATTGCAGTCACATAATAGCAGAAGCGAACACTGGGTTGTTGTGAAAGGTATTGCAGAAATAACTATCGGTAAAAAAACATTTGTCTGTAACAAGGACTCACAACATTATATTCCAATAAAAGAAATTCATCGTTTAAAAAACGTTGGATACGAAGAATTAGAAATTATTGAAACCCAAATTGGAAGTTATTTAGGAGAAGATGATATAGTGAGATATGAAGATGATTATGGTCGTCGTTGAATAACACAACGATTTTTGCAAAAATATTTATGAACTCCTACAAATTCGGCAGTCATATGCAATAAAAAACCCAATAAAAACATTAATATCCAACGATTTTCAATAAAGACTTTCAGTAAAAGTCCTAATATTATAAACACACCGCCTTCTAAAATACTTTCTCCAAGTAGTATCTGCTTCGTTGTGTAAGATTTACTGCCATTCACACAAGTAGCACAGTAATAGTCTTGAATTTTCAAGTAATAACCTAAAAAGTGTTTCAAAAATCCAACAACAAATAGTAATAACACAAAGTTAGAAGAAACCAAAAACGAAACGAAAATAGAAATAACACAAGTATAAACTCCAACAAATAGAGACTCAAACAGCAATTTTTTAGTTAGTTTTGAATTTGGCGATTGTTTCATTTTATATTATTTGGATATAATTAATTATAAATATATTTTTTTGTTTATAATTATAATATATATATGTATCGTAATTATATTAGAAATCATCCAACAGTTGTAGCAATTTTATTATTTTTATTGATATTTATCCCGCTACATATTGCACAACCAAAATTTTTATACAACACGGATGGTAGTATCCGGCAATTTGGAGTTGGATTTAGAAATAAAACCATTTTACCCATTTGGTTACTATCCATTATTTTAGGCATTTTATGTTATTTGTTTGTTTTGTATTATTTAGCGAATCCAAAATTTAATTTTTAGTTTACTATTTTCACGTATTGCATCACATATGTGAAAATATTATTTTTGTTCATATCTTTTTCCATCAATACCACACATACCACTCATACTTCTAGCAGTAGAACAGTAATTGTATTCAACAGTTACTTCAGAGTTGTCAATTCCAGTAACTAGATAGGTGTCGTCTAGTTTTATGGTTGTTATGTTGAAAAGCATACATTTACCATACGCTGCAGAACTATAACTACTTTCTGGAGGAATATAATGTTTACAATTTATACAAAATTTGGTTAGAGTCGGTTTCAAAGAATACGCCATAGTGAAAAAAACAAATATATTTATAAAAGTCCAATACATAACTATTGTATAGTATAACAAGTATTATTTATATCATTTGCAAGTACTATAATTAAGTGCTTTTGGTATAAACCATATTTTTTGCTTTTGCATTAGCTGCCGTTTTTACTGCTTGTTTTTTCAAATAGTCTTGTTGATTTTGTTGAATATCTTGTAAATTTTGAACACAACCGCGGGATGTTATTTTGTATTGTACAATAGATGTTAGTAAAATTGCGGTATACAAGAACCACATACCTTCACCAATATTATCTCTTAATACAACAACATCTAATAGTTTTTGTTTTAGACCTAGTGCATTTTGATTTTCAATAGGAACCCCATTACTTATAGTAGGTTGATACTGGTCTTTCATCAAAGGAGTTAAAATAGATGTCCATATTTTGTTGAAGTTTTCGGGAACAATTTGGTTGATTAAAATACTCATATTACCACATAATTTGATGATTGCATCAGCTGCGGTTTGGTATGACAATTTTTGTTCGGGGCTTAAAGATGGGTCATCCTTAATTGTTCTGTTCAAGTCAGTATTCACTAATAACTCAGTCAATACACCATTTGCAGTTGAAGCAACAATAAAATAACCGACTACATTTGAAAATGCAGACTTTATTCCGGGGAATATAATTAACACAGCCATTAATATTCCAAATATGAATATCCAAGGAATAAATGTAACAATAAATGCATAACCAATATTACTAGTTGAACTACCACCACAAGTATTTATTACGTAGAACGCGTTAACTGCAAATTGAGTCATTACTACAAGTAATAAATATATACCCAAACCCATATATTTACTAGTTGCATATTTACCCATTAGTGCCGCATCGTTCAAAGTGTCAAGCTTCATTTTAGGTTTTAAAACAAGATAAAATAATATAGTTGTTATTAAAAATATCAATACCGAAATATATGAAGTGTCCATATAGATATTGTGTATAATTTATTTTAGAATTATAAAACTAATTATTAGTATATGAATTCTGATAATTTTACTAAACCAACCTTAATTGAACCCGGGGTTAAGTATTTTTTAAACCAAACATTAAAACAATGTAGGGAATTTAAAAATAAATACAACAATGTTATATTTAATATATCTTTAGGTATTGGATTTTTTCTACTTTTAGGAACAATATTGTTATTTAAATATAAAGGAAAACTAACTCCTTCTGAAAAAAATATGAAAAACATTGAAAAACAACAGTATATTTTATCAAAAATAAAAAATTATCAAGACGCTAAATTGCGTTCTCAACAGTCGTTGATTACTGGATTGCCACAATGGGACGACGAATATGATTTTACGCATAAAAAGATTGGAAAATTCTAAAAGACGAAAAAAATATAAATAAATATATTCGTAATTTATAATATAGAATGGATGAAAATGAACTAGTAGATGAAAACAAATCAAATGACGATAAAACGAAATATTTAGAGGGTCTAGATAAATACTATGAAATGAAAGACCAATATGAAACGAGTATAAATAATGAAAAAAAGAAAATTATAGCAATTCCAAATTTAAGTTGGAAAGAAAAAAGATTAAAATATAGCGAATTAAGACCGAAATGTATTAACTGTGGGAGACCAGTTGGTTCCGTTTTTACAAGTAAAGAAAATGAAGATTTTGAACGCATACTATCGGCGGTTTGTGGAGATAAGGAAAATCCGTGTCCTTTCAATATTAAAATAAATTTGGCAGAAACAAACGATTTACGTGAGTTGATAAAAGAAGATGAAGAAAATCTGATGGAATATAAAAAAAGTATAATTCTTGATAAAAATGATTTTTTATTTGGATACATAACAAGTGAAGAAGCAGTTAAAAAATTTGAAGAAATCCGAGAAAAAGTAATAACCGCAACAGAAAATACCCAGTATTTTTTAACTTTGTTTAATGTGACTACTGATTCAACCACAAAAAAAGAAATGTTGAATAAAACGCAGACCGAATTATATACGAATATTGAAAATATTCAAAAAATGATGTCGGAGTATGAAAAAACCAATAATAAACAGTTTGTAACTGATGCAGTGGATGTTTATATTGATGATATGATTCCTCGTTTGAAAAAATTAATGAATTTAAAATATGCCAAGTCCTATGTTGATTATGAAGACGACGGAACATACAAGTTGGTTCAGTTGCCATATAGTGTTGAACAGTTAGAGTTTGTGTTAGGCGACCAAAAAGTAGAAAAAATGCAGTTAGGACTTAAGGAACCAAAAGAGAAAAAAACAAAAGAAAAAAGTAAAAGCGATACAACAGAAACAACTGAATATGACGAAGAAGGTAATAAAAAATATAAGTATAAAGAAGAAATGAGAATAGGAGAATAAAATATTTTCATATTCAAAAAATTTTATTAGTTTATATATATTATATGTGGGTTAGTTTTGTTTTATACAACATTTGTTATATTTTATTTTTGTTTTTTCTAGCATCAGATGATGATATTAAGGGACTACCAAGTAATCCAATAGAGAGACTAGTTGCGCTGTTTTATTATACAGTAACAACAATGACAACAACGGGTTACGGTGATATCACAGCAGTTTCACCACGAGCTCAAATAATAGTATCCAGTTATATGTTGATAAACTTTTACATTCTTGTTACGCAAGTAAGTATTTTTAGAGCAAAACATAAAGCAAGTTAACAATTTTAATATAATAAAATATTTTACTATATAAAAGAGATGTGGTCATTATCAAAATTTATTTCATTACCAATTTTTATTGTTAGTTTAGCATTTGGACTCTTTTTTGTTTATATAATGGGTCCAGAAACAAAGGTGGTTCATATGTATCCGACACCAGAAAATGTAGGAAAGGTCCAATACAAGGATAATGCCGACAATTGTTTTTTTTATGAAGCAAAAGAAGTGCCTTGTCCATCAGATAAGGGATCTATCAAAACGGTTCCGATACAAAAATAGATTTTTATACAAATCATTAGTTTTAGATAATTTTTAATAGTGTGATATTATATACAATAATGTTACGATTAGCAAAATTTTTACACGGTGAAACCGGAAGAATATTAATGTCAATTATTTTAGGATTGGGTTTAGCATCTTTATTTAGAAAAGTTTGTAAGGGGCGTAATTGTATTATTCAAAAAGCGCCTCCATTAGATGAAATTGATGGAAAAATATATAAGTTCCAAGATAAATGTTACAAGTACAACACAAAGTCTGTAAAGTGTGATAAAAATATGAAATTTGTTGAAATGGATGACGACGATAAAAAATAATTTGTTTGTTTGCGTAAATAGTATTATTATAATAATCAAAATATATTATAATTATATGTCTTCAGATACAACGAGTATTATGGATTTGCCAACTGACCCAACGGGGGGAGGAAGTATTGGCGGAAATGTCTCTCTTTCAATCAATGAAACAAATCAAGTAATTTCTGGCGGCGGAAATGTAGGAGGGCAAGGACAAGGCCAAGGTGTTTCTTTAGACCAATCAACAATAAATCAAATCGTAAATGGGTTACAACAAGCAAGTTCAGCCGGCCTAACACAGTTACAGTCAAGAGATATTCCAAGAAACACCGAAAACATAATACAAGACCCGCAAATACAACCAAACTATATTCCTCCTAATAGAGAAACCGAAGATTACATTGGTGACTACGAAGATAATGATGAAATTATATCAAAATATAACAGACGTGTTGATCAAGACAGTAGCTTAGACCAACTATACGATGAAATACAAGTTCCATTGTTGATATGTATATTGTACTTTTTGTTCCAACTACCGATTTTCAAACGTTTATTATTCAAATACTTTCCAGTGTTGTTTTTCAAAGACGGAAACATCAATATATATGGATATTTATTCACTAGTGTTTTATTTGGAACGTTGTACTATTTCATATCAAAAGTAACGACTCATTTTAGTACATTTTAACTCGGTCTCATTTTCTCTCTTTGTATTGAAATTCAAAAGTAAAAATAGGTCAAAAATATAAGATGCGTATCATTTATAGTATATTTATTTCATCTATAAATAATACATTACTCCATAAATTAAATGTTAGAAACGTATATTTCCAAATTAGTTGATAATATTCCACTTTCAAAAAAGAATCAACGAGAGAAAATAGATATTATTCTTGACGGGGGATTATTCAATGGAAGTTATTTAATCGGTGCTCTTTATTTTTTGAGAGAAATGGAAAAAGTAGGTCATATAGAAGTAGATAAGTTATCCGGATGCAGTATTGGTTCTCTCGCTTGTGTCTTATATACTGCAGACTTGTTGGATTTAACAACCGAAATATACAATATGGCGATTGACCAGTTCAAGAAAACAACCCATTTGGAAGTAGTGGATGACATTCTCTCTAAAATACGCAAAAAGTTGCCGCGGGATATTTGTGAAAGAATGAATGGTCGGGTTTTTATTACCTACTATGATTTAAAAAAAGGAAAAAAGGTCATAAAATCCAAATACAAAAACAAGAAAGAAATTATGGATGTAGTGAAACGGTCTTGTTTTGTTCCTTACTTGATTGACGGTAGTTTTATGCACAAGGAGAGATATATAGATGGGATTTTTCCTTATATTTTGCCCAAAGAAGAAGGGAAACGAATTCTTTACTTGGACCTTTTAGGATACGATAAAATAACTCATATTATATCCGTTAAGAATGAAAAAACGAATTTTCATCGTGTTCTCTCTGGACTGTTGGATATTCACTTGTTTTACATCAAAGAAAAACCAACGCTAATGTGTAGTTACGTGGATGAATGGTCATTAGTAAGACAAACGTATCATTTTATACTTAAAAAATTATTTGAAATATTTGTATTTTACAATATTTATTTTTATTTTTTGATTCATAAATACATACTCACGAGAGAAGTCTTGGAACATTTGAACAGTAATTCGTTTGTTCAAATAGTCGTAGATTTTTTAAAAAAGGCAAATGAAAAGTTTTTGAGGTATTTTTGTATGTAATATATATAAATATGTATGATTATTATTTTTATTTCAATAAAGAAGAAAATGCAAAATATGTTGATTCATTTCACACGATAGGTTGTGGTGAAGGAAATAAATTTGACTTATTAGAACAAGTAAAGAATAATGATAAATTTTGTAGAAATAAAGAAGGAATGGATTATGATTTTTTTATAAAGTCTTTGGAAAATAAAGATATTGTTATATACATCACTCAAACAGATAATAAAAATATACTAGGGGCTTGTTCTTTATCTGTGATTACTTATTCAGACACTCCTTATATAACTATTTACAGTATATGCGTTCCTCAAAACGAAGATTTGAAAGGTATTGGAAGTTTATTACTAACAAAAGTAAAAGAGTTTGCGAGTATATTGGGTGTGAAAAAAATATCACTTTACGCGAATAAAGCAGTAGAAGAATTTTATATAAAAAATGGTTTCACAAATTCTGGTGAGGTTAGTGGTATGACTTATACTTTGAAAGGAGGAAGAAAAAGAAAAACAACGAAGAGAAAAAAATCAAACAAGAAAAGGAAAACAAACAAGAGAAGAAAATCTTCAAGGGTGTAATTATCCTTTCCTCCTCTTTGTTTTATTTTTTTTATTTTTGTTCTTTCTATATTTTCTACTACTGCGACGTTTTCCACCTCTGATACCATCTGGGAATAACTTTTCCTTTTCATCGTATGGTTGTTCTAATATATTTTTTACTGCAGTATCATCCTCATCTACTTCAACCTTTTTTTTCGCAATTATATCTCTTGTAAGTCCTTCCAAGGTTCCCACTTTTATTTTGTATAAAATTTTTTCAATACCTTCTATTCTTTTATTATTCAAATTGACGTATTCTTGTATTTTGTCAATTAAATTTTTAAGAGGAACTATTCTATCATTGTTTTGTTCTTGTAAAAGATGTTTAGCACGTGAAAGTTTTTGTATATAAGTATCATATTTTTCTCTTGTTTCTGTTGTGGTTTCACTTTCATTTATATCTAATTCGTTTTCAATGTAGTCATCAATTTCAACATCTTCTATATCGTGTAATTCATTTAAGTCACTAATTTTTTTTGACCATAGCGCACCCATTAAATGTCGTAATGGACTATTAGAGTAGTTACCGCCATAATCGTCACGAATATCTTCAATAATATTCGTTAAATTGTTGAATGTGAGATCCAAATTATTTATTAATTCAGCCATTTATATTATATATATATTATTATATATATAATAAATTATTTTTTCTAAAAGAAATATCCTTTCCTCCTCTTTGTTTTATTTTTTCCAGAGTGTTTTTTCTTTGTTTTTGTAACAGACAAGTCTTCTATTTTTTGCTTTATCTGTTTTTTATCTCCGGGACGATAGGTCAAGAACCATTCTTCGTATTCCAAAGTGCCTCGTTTTTCTTTCAATTCTTTAAACTTCGCCGCCTTTTCGGCACGCATTTCTTCAACAGTTTCTTGATGTCCGTAACAGTCAATACTGAATCTTTTCAACAACCCTTTTTGTTCTAGTCTATTCTTTTGTTGAACTTCAAACAAGTATTTCGCCATACATAAAATACGATTGGTATCGTAGTAGTCACGGTCGGCGTATAAAAAAGCCAAATAATAACTCAACATTGTATCAATCGTTGCAATTTTAATATCTTCTCCGTCTACTTGAATGACGTTGTAACTATGACACGCAATAGGTTTGTATATAAATGCAATCGTATCACTACCTACCATAATTTGATAATTTTCTGGAATGACTTCGCCAAGTGGTTTGTTTTTCACAAATTTCGCATTTTTTACTTTTACATCTTTGAGTCGTTCAATGACAATTTCGGCAGTCGTTTTAGGGTCGTCTGAGATAACATCAAAATCGGGAATTTTTTTCACTTTATGATAAATATCTTTTGGCATATACTTTGCGTACATTGAGATAGCGTAACCGCCGAAAAACACGACAGACTGATTTACTAGTGTATGTTTGACATTTTCATAAATAGCATTACCGAATTCCTCGTTTTTAGTAAGTTTTCTTTGAAAGTCAATATGAGCACATTGTGCGGAGTCTAATGGGTAATTTTTATTCAATAGAGTCAAACGTTTCAACACTTTTTCCCAACGAGAAGTGTCGCCAGCGGGACGACTTAATTCCAAATACATTCCCATTCTTAAATAATTGGGTGGTGCATATAAAATACCCGCTACTTGGATACTGTCTTTTTTAAGAGTATAAAAAAGTTCCTTGGGAATACTTGTAATGTCGGCAATACCGATGAAGTTTACAAAAACCTTGTAGGTCCCAAAATGTTGACCGGCTTTTGCTTCTACTTCAGAAAATCCAGCATCAATATAAATATCTGCTAAATCTTTGGCATCTTTCAAAGCATTTGGACTAAAGAAGTCGTAGTCGGGGATTTCAATATCCTTGTTGTAAAACTGGTCTTTTTTTGGAAGAATATTATTAATTGCAGTACCGCCATAACAAATTAAAGATTTTTTCTTTATAAAATTTTCAACAATCGTAAGCATTTTTGTTATTTCTGGCGAATTTACCGCATTTTTACCGATAATTTCTTCTGCTTTATCAACAGCAGAACGTAAAATAACTAACTCACATTCTTGAAATGACATTTTTTTATCGCATAAATCTTTCATTTGAGTAAATATATTATCTAAAATATAGTGAGATAATATCTTTTATATAATTGGTAAAATATCTAAACTTTAAAACTATAGTAATCACTATTAACTTCTCGGGTTTGATAACTAACTGCCGGGTCTTGTGGTGTTGGTTTAGGTATAGTGACTGGAATATAACGTAGTCTATCTGGTTTCAAAACAAAAGCATAACCATTATCGTTGAAGAATTTTTCGTCTTCTTGTAAGTTGACATCATAATTTTGGTAACGCATTGCGGTCATTTGACTTCCGGTTTCTCTAGATACAACTCCACTAGGGTTTGTTGGTGAAGGTCCTTTATCGGGCATACAGATAGTCATATTTTTTTTATTGAAATTTTGTAATTCAGACAAGTCTGGTGTATTTTTAACATTATAAAAGTTTAATCCACGCATAAATACTGAGTTGCTAGTAATATTTACATATTCATAAAAGTCTTCGTTGTCTAAATATTTGTTGTTTGACTTATCCACGATAAGAATTATTTTTTGTGAAAGTTCAGTTAATTTAATGTCACCAATATTTTTACCTCCGTACTCATAACTATATGTGGGACCTAAGAAAAATCTTCTATATTCCTTAAATATTTTTGCCAAATTTTTATACATTGATATGTTGTTACTTTTAATTCTTAAATGAAATAAGATAGGGTCATTTGGATTTGGAGCAGTACCTCCCGAAAATGCGTAATTAACAATAATATTCATAACGTCTGAAAATGGAACACTGTTATAAGTCTCTTTAATATAAAAACTACTATTTGTTGAAGTTGCCACAACTGGTTTATTGTTTATGGAATAAATTTCAAAATCTAATCCTCTAACACCTTGTTTTAAAACATTTTTCAAATTACATAAATTTACAAAGTCGTGTTTATAAGAACCGCCACTGCAACAGTTGTATGCGGTTTTAATATAGTAGTCTTTCAATGTGTAACCGCACTTTGGGTCCTTTGCGTTAATTGACTTAATCTTTCCATTTATTGTTCCATATTTTTTCTCCATGATGGAACATTCCTTGGGCATTAAACTTGTGATATAGTAATAATAAACAATTACTAAAACAATTGTTACTATTATCATAATAATAATGATAGTGCTTATAAAGTATTCCTTTGTAAATTTTGGACTATTTATTATTTCTTTGAACTTATTTGAAACATTTACCATATCTATTTAATATATAATAATATTAAAAGTATTTTGTAATTCAAAATATTTAGATAATGACAAAATATTTAATTAAATATAAATTCAATTAAATATAAATTATCAGTATAATATAACTAAATGAGTGGTGGATTAATACAACTTGTTTCGGCAAGTAATCAAGATATTGTTTTAACTGGTAATCCAAGTAAAACATTTTTTAAATCAACATATCATAAATATACCAATTTCAGTTTGCAAAAGTTTCGTCTAGACTTTGAAGGTTCTAGAACATTGCGTTTATCCGAAGAATCAACATTTACATTTAAGGTGAAACGTTACGGAGACTTGTTGATGGATTGTTATTTAAGTGTGGAATTACCGAACATATGGAGTCCAATACTTCCTCCTCAAACAGACGAGACAACAACTGCAAATAATACTGGTGCGTGGATACCTTATGAGTTTCGTTGGATTGAAAACATTGGAGCACAAATGATATCAAAAATAATGATTACTTGTGGTAATCAAACATTGCAAGAATTTTCGGGCGCATATTTGTTAGCGATGGTACAACGAGATTTTTCCGCAGAAAAAAAAGCGTTATTTGACAAAATGACTGGGAATGTTCCAGAGTTGAATGATCCGGCAAATTCTGGGTCACGTGTAAATGCTTATCCAAATGCATACTATACGAGCGACCCCGCTGGCGCAGAACCATCTATTCGTGGAAGAACACTGTATATACCATTAAACGCGTGGTTCTCTCTTAAAAGTCAAATGGCATTTCCTTTAGTAGCACTTCAATACAACGAATTACAAATTCACGTTACAATGCGTCCTATTCAAGAGTTGTTTCAGATACGCGATGTAATGGATAGTGACAATAACTATCCCTACATTGCTCCAAACTTTAATCAATATTATATGCAATTTTATCGTTTTTTACAGACACCTCCAGATGTTGCTTTAGGAGTAAATTCTTATACCGACACAAGAACATTATGGAATGCGGATGTGCATTTGAATTGTACTTATTGTTTTTTATCCAATGCAGAGTCGCGTATATTTGCGCTAAACGAACAAAAATATTTATTTAAACAAGCGAGAGAAAACGTTTTTTATAATGTGACTGGACCGAACAAGGTTCAGTTGGATTCTATGGGGATGATATCAAGTTACACTTTTTTCTTGCAAAGGAGTGACGCAAATTTGAGGAATGAATGGAGCAACTATACCAACTGGCCGTATAACTATTTACCATACGATTTGACACCAGCGAGCACTAGTGGAACATATGAAATAATACGAACAAATCCAGATGGAACAACCACAACCGTATATATTGGTCCGGGAGTAAATGCAAATGGAAAATTAACCGGGTGGATGCTTACTGGAAACTATAATTTAGAAAATGAGAAAAATATTTTGATATCAATGGCGTTGTTGTTGGATGGTTCTTATCGTGAAAATGCTCAACCAGTGGGTGTTTACAACTATATTGAAAAATATACGCGTACTGCGGGAAATGCTCCGGATGGATTATATGTCTACAACTTTTGCATGAACTCTTCACATTTGGACTTACAGCCATCCGGTGCAATCAATATGAGTCGTTTTACAACAATTGAGTTTGAAATAAATACGATTGTCCCTTCTTTGGACCCTTATGCCCAGTCGCTTACTATTTGTGATCCCGAAACTGGAAATATTATAGGTATAAATAAACCAACGTGGAGAATTTATGATTATAATTTTAACTTGGTAGTATTTGAAGAAAGAATCAATATGGTTACTTTTGTGGGTGGTAACTGCGGTCTTATGTATGCAACTTAAATACTACAGCAAGTTACCGTGTATTATTTATTATACATTTATAAATATATAATAAACAACATAAAAACAATCTATTACAAGTAACTAGTAAAACAGAATGGAAAAAATACAAACCAATACAAAAAAAATGTTTAAACCAGTAAGTTATTACCATAAATATAGTTGTGAGTCGTGTAACTATTTTACAAATTATAAAAATAGTTATAATAAACATATTAAAAGTGCTAAACATTTATCATTTTTTCCAAAAGAAGAAGAACACGTTGAAATTGATGCCAGTAGTATAAAGGACGAACAACAACAAGAAAGAGAAACAGTTAATGAAGAATTAAAACCAGAAGTGGTAATGGATGCAAGTATGGGATTTATTACAATAGAAGAGGTGAAAAAAGATACCAAAGTTGAAGATATACTTCCATACAATGAGTATAAGTTGAACAAAATTATTGACTTAATGGACCGACTAAGTAATCAAATAAATAATGATATTGAAATAAAGTGTTTTTACTTTGGAATGGGAATTTTCTTTCATTATGCATTTACTAATTTATTCGTTGGAGGCAAGTGGTCCAACTTCTTTGAATTGTCCGGATAAAGTTGGACGAATCGGATAGTTAGGCATAAATCCTAAATTGCCATTAGGATAATATTTTCTATTAAATTCATTTTCACCCAATTCAAATTTATTTTTCCACTGGTCTACGCCTAAAAAATATTGAGGTACTGGTGCATTAGGATTAATTACTCCGGCTTGTGTTCCAATATCAGTAGTTAAAACAGAAAAAGTTGGAGTTACACCTTGTGTTAATTTACCAGAGTCATTATACCCCGGAACTTCCTCGCTGAGTGACTCTTCTATTTTTTTATTGATAGGAGGTGTGCAACCGTAACAATCAATATCAGAAACACATTGTTCTCCGGTGATTGAGCAACGACCCGGAGGTCCACACATATTTTTACAACTAGTAGTTGTGTTGATTGGAAGACGTACAGTATCTGTGGTGTCGGCACTTTCTGGATTTATAGTTACGGTTGTAAATCCTTCTTTTTCTCTACGAATATAATCATTTTTTATTAAATAGTCTCCCCAATAGAAGATAATACAAATAAAAATTAATGTGATAAATGCTAGAATAAATATATTTATTTTATTAGTCATAATAATATAAATAGAGAATAAAATAATTGTGTTAATGTTTTCTATATTTTCTTGATTTTTTAGATTTCTTTGACTTTCTAGACTTTCTTTTGGATTTTTTATATTTTTTTGACTTTCTTGGTCTTCTTTTTCCGGCTTCTTGGTTTCTTTCACGCTCAACCTCATTTAGATAAGGGATGTCTTGTCCCTCTTGTAGTGGTGGCGTTACCATTTGAGGGTACTGTTCTTGTTGTACTGTTTGTTCTCCTAGGTTTATCAATCCTAACTCTTGCATTGCTTCATCAAATAGGTCATCACATTCCCGTTTTACCTGGTAGGAGACTTCACGTGAATATGGTATGCCTCTTTCTTCTAATTCATCGTATGGAATTATTGGTTCGGCTGTCATCGGAACTGGAGTATAACATTTTTGTAATTCATAATTCAAACGTTTATATGTATATTCATAAATAAAGTATGATGGGGTTGAGTTTGTGAAATCATCCTTAAATTCAATAAATGGATTTTGTGACATATAGTATAAATAGAGATAAAATAATTAATTGTTCATTTAAATAAATTATAATATCAATTTATAATATGGCAACAGATTCGTCATCTGAAATTGAAAAGAAAAAAAAACAGATGCTTAGTTCTATGGGAACTACAACACCAAATAATCCATTAGGATACGCGACAACATTATTTAGACAATTATTTACTTTTGGGATAATGATTGTCATTGGAACAACCATGGTGTATTCTGGAAAAGTAGCTCAAGCTAATATATTGCCAACGAAGATAAAATGTTTTCCATATACAAATTTGACACCCACGATAGATAAAGTTGACATTGACATTAATATTGTCAAAGTGAAACCAGGTGAAGTTTATTCAACAAAATTAGATTTTGACCAATCGAAAAATATGAAAATAATGGAAGAAGGATTTTTGGGATTTCTAAAACGTATGACGGAAAATAAAGATTCTGGACATTTTTACTTGTACGCGTGCTCCTTGTACCAAAGTGCTATATCCAATAACTTGTATATGAATACAGCTTACTATAATTTAATAAATTCATATTGTTCAGAGTCGTTAATATTATTTTTATTACCATATTTTAGTATTTTTTGGTTTATAATTACATTTGCCGTTAATTTAGGTTATATTACTGGTATGTGGTTTTATAATTTATATTTATTTTATAGCACAAAGACAGTTGTGAATGATAAAACAGTATGGCAACCGGGAGAAAGTATGTGGAGTTTTTCAAATGTATTTAAGTCGTTGTTTATGATTTTTATTGCTTTTATCGCTTGGCTGTGTGTTGGTATTGGTATCATCGTACCATTTATGACTTTTACAACAGCAGTTTACTCAATATTAATGCCCATGTTTATGGAGGCAAATGTGAAAGGCTCTGGAAAACCATACACATTTTCATCGGCTTTACTTGATGTTTTTAAGTACAAAATTAGTGTAATAATGTATATAGTTACTTATTACATGATAACTGGCGCATATTCTAATTTTGGTTCAACTGCAACCGGTGTTTCATTTATCGCATTTATTATACTTTTCTTTTTCACAAATATTTATAAAGCATATAAACCCGCAGCCAAAGACACCGCAACTTTTGGTTGGGGTAAATACGAACAAGCAAATAAAGAGTGTAAATAATATTTTACATAAAAAAATAATTTAAAGAAACATTATTATTAATAACTGGGATTCTGTAAAACCCCCGCTCCCATGGCTTAGTGGTTATAGCGTGCGCTTAGTAAGCGTAAGGTCGCGAGTTCAATCCTCGCTGGGAGCTAAAACTGTATATAAAATACAGAATCTCATTATATTCAACAAAAAAATAATATAAATAGTTGTTGTATATTTATATTATGAATTTTCTAGTTGAAAAATTTATTTTACCAAAAGTAAGTATTTGTACGCCAACATTCAATCGTCGTCCATTTATTCCAATGATGATTGAATGTTTTAATAATCAAACATATCCAAAGGATAAAATAGAATGGATAATAATAGATGATGGCACTGATAAAATAGAAGATTTGGTCACACATATTCCACAAGTGAAATACTTTTATTATCCAGAAAAATTAACTTTGGGTAAAAAGAGAAATATAATGCACGAAAAAACAACTGGCGAAATAATAATTTACATGGATGATGACGACTACTATCCACCAGAACGTATATCACACGCAGTAGAAACTCTTCAAAATAATCCACAAGCGCTTTGTGCTGGTTCAAGTGAAATGTACATTTACTTTAAACATATTCAAAAAATGTATCAATGTGGTCCATATAAGGAAAACCATTCAACCGCCGCAACATTTGCGTTTAGACGAGAATTGTTAAAACAGACCCGTTACGATGACAACGCGTGTTTAGCGGAAGAAACTCATTTTCTCAAAAACTATACGATTCCATTTGTTCAACTAGATCCATTAAAAAGTATATTGGTTTTTTCTCATAATCACAATTCTTTTGATAAAAAGATTTTGTTGGATGGACCACCAAACAAATATGTAAAAGTTTCAGAAAAACGGGTGACTGATTTTATTAAAGAACCGACTATTTTAAATTTTTTTATGGTTGAAATAGATGAACTATTAGAAAATTATGAGCCGGGAAATCCAAAATATAAACCAGATGTTTCCAATCAAATGAAAGAAATACAAGAAAAAAGAAATAAAATGATTGAAGAACAAAAAAAACAACAAGATGCCAATTTACAAATGAATAATATTATTCAAAATAGTCAAAATGTGAATTATACTAAAAAAATTGAGGAACAAAATCAATTAATAATGGACTTGTTAAAGGAAAATTCTCAGTTAAAAGAAAAAAATGAATATTTGGAAAACAAAATAAAAGAATTAATAAATATTCGAATCAAAGAATTAAAAAAAGAATAATTGTCTTTTATCTAATTATAGTAAAATCAATATAAATAAATATAACAATAGTATTATATAATTTACGTATCCGTGAAATATGTTGTATGAAGATGATATGTGCCATCCCCTAAACCAAGAATGCGAACCAGTGATTTCTTCTAGACTTGAGAATAATAAAAAAGTAAAAAAAATAATGAGCGATATTCATCAAAATAACAAAGGTTTTCATTTGATTAAACGACAGTCTAAGGATGGAAAACATCATAATGTAGAATTTTTTTCATCTGGTAGTCAAGGTTCAAATATTAGAAATGCAATTAGTGGAACTTATTATTATGGTGACCGTGTTGGTTCAAAACAAGAAGACTTGTATTATAAAGTATGTATTTCAAGTGGTGACATGGGTAAAGATACGATTGTTTTATTTTATGATTCACCAGAACAATATGAACGTCATATGTATACAACTGTGGACTCAGAAGACAAAAAAAGATGGTTAGAAAAACAAGTGAGCGTAAAATTAACAAAACAATAATAAAAATAATATAAAAAATAATATAAAAAATAATATAAAAAATAATATAAAAAATAATATAAAAAATAATATAAAAAATAATATAAAAAATAATATAAAAAAAATAATTAAATAATATAATAATGCGTCTTATTCTATTATTTTTAAATTTATTGTTTGTTCAGTCATTCCATAGTACAATACTTTCAAAAATGAAAGTGTCAATTTTAAACAATATACTTGGACAGCATTTAAGTATAGAAATACCCTCAAACTATGAAAGTGGTGACGTTTATTTAATTGGTTTTTCAAATAAAAATTCTTCCAAAGATTTAGAAATAAATACAGTTACTAGTGAAAAGAATGATGATTTAGTCAGTATTATTGTTTCCAATAATTTAAAAAGGATGCGCAAAAGTTATGGTGGAGGATTTGACCAACGCGATATTGGAAAAACGGGTCTTGAAAAAATATATGAGCAAGTACAAGAAACAGTTATTTTAAATAAGTTAAAAAAATATCAGTATCAAATGAATCTTTTGAAAAAATTACAAAATGGTGGAGTGTCTGATTTTGAAAAAATAAAAGCAATAGACGAATATAACTATTATATGGAATCATCAAAATATGTGTCAAATATTGAATCTGGTGGGTTGTATAAAAACTGGACTAATATTGATTTATAATAAAATATAATTAATTATCTAAACAATTATTAAGTAATGAGTAAAAATATTGAATATAAAATAATAGGTAAAAAAACAACAGAAGAGTTACCACCATTAGATGATACGTATTATGAACCAGACACAACTTTTTCTTTAATTAAACAGCAAATTAAAGAATACTTATTAAAAAAATATAAAGTAAATATTAACCCAGAACATATTAAACTAAAATCTAAAAGTTATAAAAGTAATGCTCAGCATATTCCAGATATTGAAATTTCAACTGTATTTAAAAACCCAACATCTAAAGATAATGTAATTACTTTTGAAATAGAAAATAATGATGAAAGTAACATCCCAAATATTGCAGAAATAAGAACAAGTAGAGAAAAAACGTATACTGATATTAACGGCAACAGATTCACGTATAGTGGCGAGAAAGATGATGATGGGTACCCTAACCGATATGGAATTATAAAATATATCAGTGGCGATAACTTAGGAAATGAATATTTTGGAATGTTTAATGAAAAATATCTACCCAACGGTGAAGGAAGAATGACGATTCATAGTCACTTAGAACCAATTCAGAAATATTCGGGGACTTTTTCTAATGGACAAATTCAACCAAACAATGTAACTATTATTTATAAACCAAATAATGAAAATAATTATATGGAATACAACGGCAATATTAAGAACAGTTTTGGAATACGTCCTCACGGTTATGGAAAAATGATATTAAATAATTTAGATGAATATGTAGGTGACTTTGCGCTGGGACTTTATGAATATGGTTCAATGTATTATAAAAATGGAAACATTAAAGTATATAGTGGTTCTTGGGAACACGGTAAACCAAATGCATATGGACGTACTGCTGGTCACGGAATTATCATAGATAATAAAAATAATAGATATGAAGGGGACGTTATTGACGGAGTGTATGAGGGTTATGGAACGATGGAATATAATGATGGAAGTAATCGACGACTTTATCACGGAATGTGGAGTAAGGGACAACCAAGTTACGGAGAAATGACTTATAGAGACAATAGTCCACCCTATGAAGGACCTTGGAAAAATGGAGAACCTAATCCACCACAAGAACTAGAACCTATCAGTCAAACTGCAACTCCCCAAGGCTCTCCAGATAGACGCAGAGGTAACAGTCCACCTAAAATAAGTAGAAAAAAGGGAGGAAGAATTGTTACAAGAAAGTATAGAAACCAGAAAAAACGGCGAACTACAGTTGGAAATAAAAAATCAAAAATCAAAAAAGTAAACAAAAGTAGAAAACATTCATAAATTACAAACCTACGCTTGTTTGTAATTTATCTTTAGACCTAATAATTTATTTCCTATATTTTCTTGTTCTTTTTCTTCTTGTGTTTCGTTTAGATTTTATGTGTCTTCTGCTTTTACGACCACCTATTGTTTCATAGTTAGAATTTATAGCTTGGTTCATTAGATTCAGAAAACTATTTATTTTACCAAGTTCTGTTTGTTCTTCAGAATTTAATTTAGTTTTAGTTTTTAAATAGTTTGAACGATCCGTTAGTTTCACTTCTAATGCTTTTAATATATTTTTTTGAAAATCATAACGAGTTTTATTCTTTTCACTTAAACTTTTCTGCATTTCTTTGAGTGCATCTCTTACTCTGTTGAATTGGTCTTCATTTATTTCTATTGGAATCGTTTGTCGTACACCTACTGGGTTAACACTGTTAAAATTATCTGCGGGAACTTCATAGTTATTAGACATACCCAACGAGACTCCTCTGGAGTTATCACTACCGTAAATTTTGCTACGTCTCGTCGGCATATTCTGTGGATTTCCCAGTGGATTGGTTTTAGGTTGTAGTAGTTGAGTTACTTGAACTTGTTTAGGTTGTGCTGATTCGGGTTTTACTAATTTAGTTCTAACTGTCCCTATTTGTAATTCTATATTATCCAATCTTTTTTTCAATGCGGCCAAACTTACTTTAGCCATATTACTATCTACTACTCCACCTTTATAATTTTTTTTAGTATATTTCTTTTGATTACGTTTCATTAATATATATTATGTGAATATTATTTTTACGGTGATTTAATTTTTATTCGTTACAAGGTTCAAACTCTTCAGAAAAAGCATCTTCAGAAACTATTTTTTCTTCTATATCTTCCGCATTTTCGTTAGTAAATTTCTCTAAATATCTATAAATACGATTAATATCTAATTTATTTATTTCATAATTTTCAAACAAATTTAAAATTTCCGCGTCATCGTATTTTGACCGAATTTCCATAAAAAATGAAAAAATATCTTTTTTATCCATACCTAACTGCTGGCATAAATTCTGTATAAACAACGAATTATTATATTCGGTAGAGTATTTGGTAAGTACTTTTGTAAAACGTACTTCTGTTGGATTGTATTTTATTTCTTTTTTAATTGTATCTTTATATGTTTCGTGAAATATTTTATTGTTTTTAAAAGTTTTAATGAGAGAACTCATTTCGTTAAACTGCCATATTTGTTTTTGAAAAGTGATGCGGTCAATATAATCGGCAAAACACATATTATCTAATAAGTTCATATAAAGCGGAGTAGAGTTTTTTTTGTCAGCCTTGTCCAAAACATCAATTACGTTTTCGTGCCATAAAAGCGCAACAATTGTTCGGTCTGTATCATTCATAAGAGTATTGTGGTCATTCAATGAATAATGGTTGTTAATTAATTTTTGAGTTATTTTTTTAGTGTCATCATTATAAGATTTTGTTTGAAATATATTTTGTATTATATTGCTTTTTAAAATGTTTTCATTTTTCATATAAATTTCATAGATCGTTTTTAATTTTCTCAAATCGTGTTGAACAAATTTATACACGTTTTCTCTCAATTCATTTTCCATATTTGGCATAAGTGTTTTCATAACATCGTTTATTTGTTTCATTGTTGGAGTTTTTAGTTCTATTGTATTACATACTTTCATTAAATCCTTTATTTTCTTGTCAATGTGATAGTTCCCAATACAAATAATTGGGTTATTTGTAAGTTCTTCCATTTTTTGTTTTTTGGTTTTTTTTGGTCTGATTAATTTAATCAACATATTTATTCCTCCTTTGTCACCATTATTCATTCCGTCAATTTCATCCATTACAATCACTATTTTTTTCACTTTTTTGTAAAACATACTCATAATATTTTTGTCAGACATATTATTATTTGTAATTGTTTCAATAATAGATTTATTTCTTATATCTCCGGCATCATATTTTATTACATCGTACTCCATTTCTCTAAGAATATTCATAACAAATTCTGTTTTACCAGTGCCGGGTTCTCCATAAACATAAATACCTTTTTTAAACAAAAAATTATTTTTATTTAATTCAAAATTTCTTAGAATATTTTTAATTTGTTGCGCTTCATTCTCTCTGTTTAACAATTTATTAATGTTTAATTTGTCCATTTTATATTTCTAACAACATTCTTTTTATGTTGATTTTTACTCAATCTTGAATCCTTCAAATATTCACTTATTATATTTGAACAATTTGTTGAGTTATTTTCTCTGCAAAAGTCAAGTAAAAAGTAATTAAAATTTGTATAAATTATATTTTTATATAAATACTTTTTATAATTGGTCCATCTTTTGAAATTTTCTCTCATTAAACAAGAAATAACAAGTTGATTGTCCTTACGAATCATGTCACGGACATAACTTTCATATTTATTTTCCGATATTAATTTATAAATAATATGATGATTTTTCAAATATGTTTTTTTGTCCAACCACACTAGACAAGATAGAGGTACAAATTGTTTTATGTGTCTAATAATATCCTCTGGCATTTGTTGAATTAATAATAAATATTTGTTTTCACTATTCATTATTATAAAATAATATTATATTCTTTACCATTTATTTTATACAGTGTTACCAGAAGCATCACAAGGATTAGGAACACCATAAGTAATACCATCCCACGCAATTCCGCAACTATTGGCCCAGTTGTATTTTGCACAGTTACCGCCAGAGCCAATATAAGGCGCAACTGAAAAATCCATTGTTAAATGACTCCCTTTTGATACACTTCCATTACAACTGCCTAAATCTTTTACATTTACACATGTTGCTCCATTACCGGACATATCTAACCAATAGTCGGGGCAATCACCTATATTAGGAGGCCACGACTTGTTTGTATTCTTTTTATATAATGTAATACCAACTAAAATAAGAATAATGATTAAAAGAATAAACATTATAACTAAAATAATTTTTTGGAAACCTCCCATTACTTTAATATATTTGTATAAAAAAATAAATTTTCTTCTGATAAATATATAATAATTAATAATGGAATTATCAAACAGACAATCATCCAACGGAAGAGTTGATATAAATGGTCCTAAAACCTCAGATTTATTTCAAATGTACGATAAAATACCAGTAAATCAATGCACTACTTTTAGGAATCCAACAGAAGGACTATGGGATAATACAGCATTATCAAATGCTTTTTTTTCAGCAGAAAATATGGTAATCATTCAAAATGGAATTCGTGCTGGTGTGTATAAAAAATCTAATGGACAATATGTAATTAGTGACCAAGATGGAGATACACTAAAAATAATAATGCGAAGTATTTTTTTACAACATACTTCTAATCAACCTACTAATATTAAGGGACAAGTGAATGAACTAAATAAAATCGTCTTAGATTACGCAATACCACAAGTCTATTCAGAGGCGGTTGGATACTATAAGTATTTAGAAGACGCGTCTACTATGTATACACCAATTGCTCCACCAGTAATGTCTTCAAATAACGACAAACAACTTGTATTGAAGCCGTGGTTTTAATTTTTATTCACTAGTAACTAGAAGTGCCTTTTTAACTTTCTTTTTTTCACTACTACCACCAAGTGTTTTTCCTCCGACTTTATCAGCATTTTCTCTTGCTTCGCGATACTTACTATATTCTTTTTCCAAGACGTCTAATTCTTTCAACCACATTTGAGACGTTGTTGTTGTTTTTACGTATTCTAACTCTGCAAGTTTGTCAGCGTGTTCCTTGTTCAAACGCGCAACGTTTTCTTCTGTTACACTATCCATTGGTAATTTTACTAAATATTTATAATCTTCGTCTTCATTTATTTTATTATATTTTTTATCCTTCAACATTTGAATAACCTCTTCCTTTTTCTTGCGTCTCAAGTCAATTGAACCTTCTAATAACTCGGTTATGTATCTAGATTTATTAGACAACAACATCAAGTCTTGGGTCAGAGCGCCAATTAAATATTCCTTTCGTTTTTGGTACAGTTCAATTCTTGTAACAAAATAATCGTCTATTATTTCTTGAACTTTTTCATACTTTTTGAGTTTATCTTTTGCATCAAACAAATGCATATTTGAACTATTATTCGTGGTAAATAATTTAAATTGTTTCTCTAGTCCATTACATCCATTTTCTAGTTGTACTGCTTCTAGTTCAGCTAACTTTCCTTTGTGTAGTGTGACAATAAAATCAACTGTTGTATCTTTACTCATATCATCATACTCTTTTACTACTGGATTTATTTTTTTACCAGTTTTATCAACAGTTTCTGTCAAAGTTTCCAAATATTCTTTGAAATCATCTGTCCAATAACCAACTGGTAACTCTGTTACACGAATTTTATCACTTCCCAATTTTTCATACTTTCCTTTGAATAAATATTTTCCTTCTTCTGAAATTTTTTGAATGGTTCCCTTGAATCCTTCGTAGTAAGGTGTAAATTCTGTTACACCGATTTCAGTTGTCGTTGAAGTCAATTTATTTTTAATATATTGAATAATTTGTGAAGGATTATAACACATAATGTCTGTACTAAATCCAGTGCCAATACCTTTAGAACCATTCACTATAACCATCGGAATAATGGGGGCGTAGTAAATTGGTTCAACCAGTAAACCATCATCATTCAAATAAGACAGAATTTTATCGTCCGCATCTGGAAATAATATACGAGTAATTTTATTCAACTGAGTAAAGATATATCTTTCCGAAGCACTGTCTTTACCACCTTGCAACCGTGTTCCAAATTGTCCGTTGGGCATTAATAAGTTAATGTTGTTTGAACCCACGTAATTTTGGGCCATACCTACGATGGCAGCATTTAAACTTGCCTCGCCGTGGTGATAACCAGAATGTTCAGAAACATAACCGCTGAACTGTGCAACTTTAATTTCTGTTGTCAAATTTTTCTTAAACGCTGAATACAAAATCTTTCGCAAACTGATTTTCAACCCGTCCATCAAGTTAGGAATACTACGGTCACAGTCATATTTGGAGAAGTGAATTAACTCTTTGTTGATAAATTCTTCATAAGAAACCATTTTATCATTTGTATCTAGGAAAGATTCGCGGTCATATTCACCCAACCATTCTTTTCTATCGTCTGCGCGTTTCTTATTGAATACCATATCAATTGTATCATCACTATTTTTTCCTTTGTATTCAAATCCGACTGTTTTCTTTTTCTCAAAATATTCACGAAATTCTTTTCCAGTACTGGTACCTAATCCCTTGTAATATTTAATATTCCACGATTTTAATTCGTGTTCTTGCATTGAGTTTTTCCAAGTGTCGTATTCGCCTTCATTGTAAAAGACTAACTCTTGATTTCCCTTGCGCGCTTTCAAAATAGGTGTATTCATAAAACCAATAAATCCGGGAATTTGAGTTAATGATGGCCATTCACTTTGGAACAAGTTAATACCAAGTCCTTTGATATGAGAACCATCCATATCTTGGTCAGTCATAAATAACACTTTACCGTATCTTAGAGACTTTCCAACATCTTCCATACTTTTATAAACACGTCCAGTTTCTAGTCCAAGAATTTTTTTGATTTCAGAAATTTCTTTATTTTCCACAATTTTTTTAGTTGCTTCACCACGAACATTCAAAATCTTACCTTTCATCGGATAAACACCAATAATATTACGGTCTTCTGATGAAAGACCAGAAACAATGCCCGCTTTTGCTGAGTCACCTTCGCAAAAGATAATACTGCATAGTGCCGATTTTTCAGTTCCAGCCCAATTGGCATCAATTAACTTAGGAATACCTCTAATGCTCTTGGTTTTTGAACCGTCTGTTTTCTTTGCTGCTTTATTTTCTTTGACTTCGGTTAACGCACAAGCTGCATCCATTACACCCATTTTGGCAATTTTCTCAATGAATTTGTCCGAAACTGTGCAAGTTGAACCGAATTTAGATGAAGGAGTATTCATAAAATCTTTGGTTTGACTATCAAATGCTGGATTCTCAATATCACATCTTAGGAACAATATTAGTTGTTCCTTGATACTGTTGGCATTTACTACGACCTTTTTCTTTTTCTCAATATATGCCACTAACTTACGTGTAATTTGACCCAAAATATACTCTACGTGTTTTCCACCTTTTGCCGTATGAATACCATTGACGAAAGATACTTGAATGAATTCGTGTGTAGGTGATAACGCAACTGCGTATTCCCAACGCTCGCCGGAGTCTTCATATGCTCTCGTGGTTGTTTGGTCTTCTTTATTTGCGACACCAATATACATATCAATATATTGTTGGAAATTCTTCACTGGAACTAGTTGAGAGTTATATTTTACCTTTAGAGACTTGTCAGTAACGGCGGCGACGTCATAAACACGTTTTTTAAGTAGCGCAATTACGTCTTGGGATAGTCCAGCGATTCCTAGACGCGCATAATCTGGTTTAAAGGTGATTTTTGTATAAGGTTTGGTTTTACATTTCGTAATAGATGGTTTTCCGATGACGTCTAGATTATTTTTGAACTCTTGAACGTATTTTAAACCACGAACATGGTCAACGGTTTCAACTGAACCATAAGTAGACCATATTAATACGAGTTTAAATCCGAAACCATTCTTACCGCCTACTATTTTTTTTTCTGTTTTATCGTAATTCGTTGATGTTCTTAGATGTCCAAAAATCAATTCTGGAATCCAAATTTTATACTCGGGATGTTCAGCAATATCAATGCCGTTACCATCATTCATCATAACAATTGTTCCGTCATCTTGTACAGAAATGTCAATATATGTAACTGGCAAAGAATTTTCGGTTTTATTTTTGATTGCTTGTTGCATACGAATCACGTGGTCACGACAATTTACGATTCCTTCGTCAAATAATTTGAATAGTGCTGGAATATAAGATATATTTTTTTCAATGATTTTTGACTGTTCATTATTTAGTATCCATAAATCAGAATCAATATGTTCAACCGAACCAATATACGTATCTGGATTATCCAAGATATGTTGTTTGTCGGTCTTTTGTTGGTATTTGTTTGAAAGTTCTTCGGAATTAGTACTCATTGTATAATATGTAATATATCTTTAAATATTATGACAATAATTCTTTCAATTTTTATATAAATTCAAAAAACGGTTTTTTATTCGCACGTGAATATATATGTCTTCAATTGATTCAAAATATTATTCATCCTATGCATCATTGTATTTCCGTCCCGGTATGAACTCACTTCGTTTTCCCGGTAAATGTGGAGATGCTGCAACTTGTATTCAAGAGACACAAAAAATATTTTTGGACAACGGAATTGTAAATCCGACACAAACTCAAGCACAGAGAGCTGCAACTATCATTAACTACTCTAAGGGAGGTTCTATTAAATATGGAAACCAAAACAACGTTTATGGAAATGTGGTTACATTTTTAGGAAAAACAGAAGGACAACCCGGAGGATTGAATCGCCCTTTAAGAAATAAATTTTAATATTGCGTTGATTTATTTAATAATTATTTTTATTACTTTAGAAATAATTATTTTCTTCATTCAATTTATAATGACTCGTCACGCAAAAGCAGAAGATGGACATTACCATATTCACGGAAGAAAGTTTCGTAACTTGATTGGCTCAAGAGCAGAAGTATTTCACGGTTCCGCATATAAGACCAGTGGTGGTTTAAAGAAACATGATTTACACCAAAACAAAAATGGTCGTATTGTTTCAAAAGTAAAACACACCACAGCCAAGAAAGAAAAACGTCTTGTTAAAGCCGGCTATGGAACTAAGAAAGGTGTGTTTGGTTTTGTCAAGTTGGACGGAAAAGGCACCAGAAAACACCGCAAATCAAGAAAACATTAAATCTGTATGTATTAACTTTTTTGTACTGTAAATAATTAAATATTATATTATTCCCTCTTTATTCTGAATAATACCATATAGGATTTACGAATTTTTCATATTCAATAAATCCATTCAATTTAAAAAACAGATATTTTTCAAAAAACCTTTTATTCACTACAAAACAATTTGTGGGTTTAATCTTTTCACAATAGAAATCATAAATCTCATCAAATGAAATGAGAGAATCGTCGGTGCCTTTTTTTCGGTTCTCATTACAGTATATTTGAAACATTTGTAGATACTCATTCACATCAGATACCTTGTTCCACATTGTGCAAGAAATGTTCAACACATATTTATTATCTTCAATTTCTACGTTTGGGTAAAAATGTTTTATTATTTTAATGACATCTCTTTCATTTACATTTCCATTCTTTGAGAGAACCTCTGATGTCTGTTGTTGGGAAACCCATTTTTTAAAGAGAGAACACAATTCATCTATTTCAAATTCATTTTCTATTTCTTCTACTTCTGTTTCTTGCGACATATCCGAGATTTGAATCGTTTTTTCCCAAAATAGTAAAAAATTGCTTACATTGGGTAAATATTTACTAATCACATTTAAAAAAGAGTCAGTTGTTTCATCATATTTATATCTATCTTTTAAAATTGTCTTTAACTGATGAGAATAAATCATGTTGGGGAGAGAACAACCAGATATATAATTCTTCCATAAATAATGCATATTTTTCCAATTTATCGATATGGGGGTTGATGATGTATAGTCTATTTTTTGAATACAAGATGCACAAAATTTATCAAGTACTGCTTTTTGACTATTATTTTTCAAGTATAAGGTATAATTTTTGAATTCTTCGTCAACGTGATTACTAATAAACGCATCAGAGTCACAACGATTAGAATAATGAACCGCGACACATAATAAATCCAAGCCGATCTTTTTCAAAATACTTTTCCAAATATCTATATCAATCATATCATTTATGTTGAGGATTCGGCATTTTTCAAATGAATATGTTTCGTGATATTTAGTCATAAAGTTAAATGTTGGATTTGTAAATCCAGATGTAATGTATACTATATTGTCTAGTTCAACTAGTATTTTTTTTATGGTGGGTTTAATCAAAAAAATTAAATCGTTATTCTTTTTCAAGATATTGTCACCAATAATGGTTAGAAAGTATTTAGCCTCGTTTTTGCTTTTAAACAAGACTGGATACAAGTTTCTAATGACATTTTGAATAGTTTCTGGTTCTGGAACACACTGGAATAAATTTCTCTCTTTGATTTGTTTTATAATGTTAATTTTGGTCTTGTATTTCCATTGCATTAGAGTTCTATCCTTGGATATATTGGATAATAATTGATGTTGAATATCATCTTCTCTCACTGAACTAAAACTTTTGCCGTTATAATGATAGAAACAGTTGTTATTGGTTAAATAGTAATAACGATTCTTGCTCAAGAAAACTTGAATAAATATTTTTTGTTCGTTGGATAAAAAGTTTGCGCGTTCTTGTCTTTTCACGTGATTTTTGTCTTCATTTTCAAGAGTAGATGGCAAAATGTTTAAAAGGTGATATTGCAATCGTTGCATCATATACACATTATCATTGTATTTATCAAAGAGAGAATGTATATTTTCAATACACTTTTCTTTGGTTGGTTCTTCTTCTGATGGGGTTGACATTTTTACAATTGATTAAGTTAATCAAATGCTTTTAAGTGTTAATACGCAAATTATATAATTTCTTGGTGTTTCGTAAATTATATAATTTTATTCGGAGTTTTCTCTCTTTGATGTTGTTTTATAAAGTAAAAAATGAGGTGAAATATAAATGTAAAAGTAAAAATTTATAATATTTTGTATGTATGTTGAAATTAAATCCATTTATAAGGGCCATCACCTTTTACAACGACGTCTTTCTTGTTTGGTTCAACATCTAATGAGGCACGTTTTCCAAATACTGTCCAGAAAAACTCGCAGTTCTCTCCATATACAGTGAATTTATTACTTTTGACTCTTGATACTCCTAATGTTTTTACGGTTCCGTTATAAATAGGTGTTACTTGAACTGTTAAGTTTGTTGCCAATTTATCAACATAGCTTGGTAATTCAATAGTAACTTCGGTGTTGTTGGTAATTTCGGATTCTCCTCTATAATAAACACCGGCTTCTGGACCTTCTAAACAAGCGTGAACTAAAAATTTATCTTTATTTTCTGGATGTTCAATAACGAAAGTTTTTGATGCATCATAATAATATGTAGTTGATACATCATCATATGAAATTACTCCAGTTACACCCGTACCTAAAAGTGGTATTGGAAAAGTTCCTGGAGCACCAGTAGCACCAGTCGCACCAGTGGCACCAGTCTCACCAGTAGCACCAGTCGCACCAGTAGCACCAGTCTCACCAGTGGCACCAGTCGCACCAGTAGCACCAGTCTCACCAGTGGCACCAGTCGCACCAGTATCACCTACAGCACCAGTCGCACCAGTCGCACCAGTCAAACCAGTATCACCAGTATAACCAATTGCACCAGTCGCGCCAGTAGCACCAGTCAAACCAGTATCACCAGTATAACCAATTGCACCAGTAGCGCCAGTAGCGCCAGTAGCGCCAGTAGCACCAGTAGCACCAGTAGCACCAGTTAAACCAGTGTCACCAGTATAACCAGGAGAACCACTAGATACATTAACCCACATTGAACCATTAGAAACTTTTAATACAGAATCGGTTGTATCATAATAAATAGAACCAACTGTACCAGTAACCCCAGACGTTGAACTATAGTTACCAACACTCACAACACCATTAGAAATACTATTTTGACAGTTGTATAAATAATATGTATAGTTTGAACTATTCTGACCACAAATAGTTATATATTGTCCAGAAGAGGAAATTGCTATAGAAGGTGCATATAATGCAGTACCACCTACCCAGTATTGAATTTGGTTCCAAGTGTAACCATAGTCAGTTGAAACATATACATAACCTTCTGAAGCAAATGCAAACTGTCCGGCAATTTGATATTGTCCAGACGAAGACATAGCCAATGAATTTTGCCACCAACCAATTATACTTTGTAATGATCCATTTACATAAACTTCTGATGACCAAGTATTACCATAATCGTTTGAAATATAAATATTACCACGTCCCGGACTGCCATTATCAAAACTACAAGTTGCAGTTTGATACTGTCCAGATGCAGACATACATACAGACCTCCAATTTTGAACTCCATAATATGGACTGATATCCGTTACTTGTTCGACTCCGTTTATATAAACATTCCTTGACCAAGTGTTTCCATAATCTGATGAAATCCATAAATAACCGTAGTTTACACCTACAATTAAATATTGTCCAGATGCCGACATTTCTACGGTTCGGTTGTCTGAAACTAGTGTAGAAATACTTGAAAAATTTTTACCAAAGTTACTAGAAATGCAAGCAAAAATATCACCAACTACCATTTGGTACTGTCCAGAACTTGAAATGGATACACAATACAAATTTGTATTTATTTGTTGTAATACTCCATCTAAATAAACAGTAGATGACCAATTATTTCCATAATCACTTGATGTATAAATATAAATTGTGTCAACGCCACTAAAAGGATCCGTTGGGTCTAAAAATGTTGTTGCTGTTGCGAGTTGGTATTGTCCAGTACTACTTACTTTTACACTAGACCATTTTTTTACAATACTTTGAGGTGTTTCTTCATCAATGTTAACTGATGATGACCATGTTTGTCCGTAGTCACTTGATATATAAATATAACCGGGTACATATGCATTATTATTAATGCAAGTTTGATACTTTCCACTAGATGACATTGCAACTCCGTCGGGTTGTATTGTAGTAGAGTTTTGTATAATATTCTTTCCAAAATCAGCCAAATCAAGGGTTTGAGTTGAAAAAATATCGGAATAAGAACCCGGCATCAAACCCGGAGTATTCATATTTCCAGTTGGACCAGTTGAACCACCAATGGCGTATGCAAATTGTAAATATCCGTCAGATGTAGTAGTTGCACCGTATATTAAACCAGTTGAACCGAGTGCAGTTACACCAGCTACTGTTCCGGGAGGACCAGGTGGGCCGGGTTCACCTTGAGGGCCGGGTTCACCTTGAGGGCCGGGTTCACCTTGAGGACCGGGTTCACCGGGAGCACCATCAGCACCAGTAGCACCAGTAGCGCCAGTAGAACCAACTGAACCAGTTGACCCGCTTGAGCCAGTTAGTAATGGAATCCACGTAGTACCATCTGATACTTCCAACGTATTTAAAATAGTATCAAAATAAATAGAGCCGGGTGGAAAAACCGTACTATAATCCCAATCATTTTGAGGATTACCTTCGCTAGTACCAACCGCAATTGGGTCATTAAATATTTTAAATCCAGCGAACATTTGTTCATCTGCAGTAATTAATCCTGGGGTTGAACTGTCTGCAGCTGCCAATTGTAAGAAAGTACTGTATCCATCTCCAGCCAATAATGTTGCACCATTTGCAATAGATGTAGCAGAGTATGTTGTTACGCCAGTAAAACTTCTACCCGGAGGTCCAGTTGCACCTTGTGGTCCGACTAATGCAACATATGCACCAATACTCCAAGATGCTACACTGTTTGAATAATTTATGATAGTAATACTGTTTTCTTTCATACGTGTTACTTTAAAATAAGCAGTTGAACCAGAACTACAGTTTATAGTAATAAAACAACCGGCCGAAATATAATATATGTTACAATTTGGTTGTAAGCAATAAGTTTTTTCTTGGTATGCTCCTAAACCACTTTCTCCATTTGCCATAACAGCGACAACTAGAGGACCGGGAGGTCCGGTTGCACCAATTGCACCGTGACAATTTTTAGGAGGACGACGACAATGTTCATCATCACTACTGCTACTATAACTGCTACTACTGCTACTACTGCAACTTCTGCGACTTCTACTACGACACTTTCTTTGTTTTGACGATTGACTTTGAATTACGTAATTTATATCATTATATTCACCTAAATTATAATCATTTCCGAGACTTGCACTTGTGTATCTTTCTCCGCGTTCTTTATTACTTTTTTTGTGACTTTTATGACTTTTATGACTTTTATTTTTTTTGCCCATTTATATAATTAACTCATAAAATATTTTTTGAGAAACAAATAATATTTTATTTTATTGATGAAAAAATGCATTAGTTAAAAGTCGTATACACTAATATATTATATGGTTTGATTATTTTATATAGTTTCATTTTTTACTGCTGCAAACAGTATTTCAACAATTACATACTACTTATTATATTTATAATTATGTATTACTGATAGCCGATAGTAACACTAAAAAATTGACAAGAACCATTTGTCGACGAAATTTGAACAACTAAACCTAATGGTCTAGATGTTACACCTGGTGAAATAAGGGGAGATATTGTATTTGCTATTGGAACAATTGTATTTGCAGCTGATCCCAATACAGTATAAGGACCCCAAACACCAAGAGAAGTCGCTCCATTTATTGTATATGATGGACCAGTTGTACTATACGCGGCAAAAACATAATTTGTACAATTAGTTAAGTCATATAAAATTATTCTGTCAATTGTTAAATTTGAAGCTGATATCGTATTTGTAAAATTGAAATTTATATATCCAATTGAAACTGAGGTTGGTTGTGTAAAAATAATCACTGGTGGATATGTATTTCTAGCTAATGCAACACCAGGAGTTCCGTTATTTTGAGTGAATGCAAAAGAAATTAAGTCACGGTAATTTGTTCCGGTGTAAATAGCTGCACCCGCTGGTCCAGTTGCACCAGTTGCACCAGTCATACCAGTATTTCCAGTGTAACCAATTGCACCAGTCGCACCAGTAGCACCAGTTAAACCAGTGTCACCAGTATAACCAATTGCACCAGTTGCACCAGTTGCACCAGTTAAACCAGTGTCACCAGTATAACCAACTGCACCAGTAGCACCAGTGTCACCTTTAGGGCCAGTAGCACCAGTTGCACCAGTTGCACCAGTTAAACCAGTGTCACCAGTATAACCAACTGCACCAGTAGCACCAGTAGAACCGGTAGCTCCGGTCACACCAGTATCACCAGTCCAACCAGTAGCACCGTAACCAGTGTCACCTTTAGGGCCAGTTGCACCAGTTGCACCAGTAGAACCAGTAGCACCAGTAGCACCAGTAGCACCAGTTAAACCAGTATCTCCAGTGTAACCAATTGCACCAGTTGCACCAGTAGCTCCAGTCAGACCAGTATCTCCAGTGTAACCAATTGCACCAGTTGCGCCAGTTGCACCAGTAGCACCAGTCAGACCAGTGTCTCCGGTGTAACCAATTGCACCAGTTGCGCCAGTTGCACCAGTAGAACCACTCGCACCAGTTGCACCAGTATCACCAGTCGCACCAGTAGCACCAGTCAGACCAGTATCTCCGGTGTAACCAATTGCACCGGTTGCACCAGTAGAACCAGTCGCACCAGTTAGACCAGTATCTCCAGTGTAACCAATTGCACCAGTAGAACCAGTCGCACCAGTAGCGCCAGTCTGACCAGTGTCTCCAGTGTAACCAATTGCACCAGTTGCGCCAGTTGCACCAGTAGCACCAGTAGCACCAGTCAGACCAGTATCTCCAGTGTAACCAATTGCACCAGTTGCACCAGTAGAACCAGTCGCACCAGTAGCACCAGTTTCACCGGTGTCTCCAGTGTAACCAATTGCACCAGTTGCACCAGTTGCACCAGTCGCACCAGTTAGGCCAGTATCTCCAGTGTAACCAACTGCACCAGTTGCACCAGTAGCACCAGTCAGACCAGTATCTCCCGTGTAACCAATTGCACCAGTTGCACCAGTAGAACCAGTCGCACCAGTAGCACCAGTTTCACCGGTGTCTCCAGTGTAACCAATTGCACCAGTTGCACCAGTTGCACCAGTAGAACCACTCGCACCAGTTGCACCAGTATCACCAGTCGCACCAGTAGCACCAGTCAGACCAGTATCTCCGGTGTAACCAATTGCACCGGTTGCACCAGTAGAACCAGTCGCACCAGTTAGACCAGTATCTCCAGTGTAACCAATTGCACCAGTAGAACCAGTCGCACCAGTAGCGCCAGTCTGACCAGTGTCTCCAGTGTAACCAATTGCACCAGTTGCGCCAGTTGCACCAGTAGCACCAGTAGCACCAGTCAGACCAGTATCTCCAGTGTAACCAATTGCACCAGTTGCACCAGTAGAACCAGTCGCACCAGTAGCACCAGTTTCACCGGTGTCTCCAGTGTAACCAATTGCACCAGTTGCACCAGTTGCACCAGTCGCACCAGTTAGGCCAGTATCTCCAGTGTAACCAACTGCACCAGTTGCACCAGTAGCACCAGTCAGACCAGTATCTCCCGTGTAACCAATTGCACCAGTTGCACCAGTAGAACCAGTCGCACCAGTAGCACCAGTTTCACCGGTGTCTCCAGTGTAACCAATTGCACCAGTTGCACCAGTTGCACCAGTAGAACCAGTTGCACCGCTCGCACCAGTCGCACCAGTAGCACCAGTAGCGCCAGTCGCACCAGTCAGACCAGTATCTCCAGTGTAACCAATTGCACCAGTTGCACCAGTCGCACCAGTTGCACCAGTCGCACCAGTCGCGCCAGTCGCACCAGTTGCACCAGTCAAACCAGTATCTCCAGTGTGACCAATTGCACCAGTCGCACCAGTAGAACCAGTCGCACCAGTGAGACCAGTATCTCCAGTGTAGCCAACTGCACCAGTAGCACCAGTAGAACCAGTAGAACCAGTTGCACCGCTCGCACCAGTAGCGCCAGTCGCACCAGTAGCGCCAGTCGCACCAGTCAGACCAGTATCTCCAGTGTAACCAATTGCACCAGTCGCACCAGTCGCACCAGTCGCACCAGTTGCACCAGTCGCACCAGTCAGACCAGTGTCTCCAGTGTAACCAATTGCACCAGTTGCACCAGTAGAACCAGTTGCACCAGTTGCACCGCTCGCACCAGTCGTACCAGTCGCACCAGTCGCACCAGTCGCACCAGTCAGACCAGTATCTCCAGTGTAACCAATTGCACCAGTTGCACCAGTAGAACCAGTCGCACCAGTAGCACCAGTAGCGCCAGTCAGACCAGTATCTCCAGTGTAACCAATTGCACCAGTTGCACCAGTAGAACCAGTCGCACCAGTTGCACCAGTATCACCAGTCGCGCCAGTAGCACCAGTTAGACCAGTATCTCCAGTGTAACCAATTGCGCCAGTTGCACCAGTTGCACCAGTTGCACCAGTCGCACCAGTCGCACCAGTAGCACCAGTAGCACCAGTAGCACCAGTAGCACCAGTAGAACCAGTTAAACCAGTATCACCAGTGCAACCAGTAGCACCAGTCGCACCAGTCGCACCAGTAGCACCAGTAGCACCAGTAGCACCAGTTGCACCAGTTAAACCAGTATCACCAGTAGCGCCAGTAGCACCAG